TCAGCCTGGTTCGGGGGGGGGGGCGGTGAAGTCCGGTTTTGCTGCGGGCTGGGTGCCGACGAGATCGCGCTTGAATTCCTCAAGCGCGAAGCTGTGGTCGAGGGTGCGGTTTTCTTCGAAGAGGTCGTTCACGCTGCGCAGGACGTCGGCGACTGTGACACCGCGCGCGATGCCATCGGCCTTGTCGCGGGCGAACGCGTGGCGCTTGGCGCGCGCCGGGATCGAGGCGGCCATGGCGCCGCTGATGATGTGTTCGAGCAGAAAGTGCTTGTGGCCGACCTTCTGAATGTCGAGGCCGGCGTCGCTGAGATTGATGCCGATCGTCTGCAGGTCGGCGATGACCTTGAAGGGATCGAACAGCGCTTCGCAGGCGGCGACAACCAGATCATCGAGCGAATCGTCGGCACCCAGCAGAATGCCGCCGAAATTCTTGCGCAGGATCGCCTCGATCGCGTCGGCGCCGGGGCGTTTGACGGTGATCTTAAAATCGCAGCGGCCATCGCGCAGCACGGCCTGGTCAATGACTTCGGGCCGGTTGGTGGCGAGCAGGACGAAGGCGCCGCTTTCCTGCATGCCGTCCATTTCGGCGAGGAACGTCGCGACCTGCGATTCCTCCCAACTGGCGACGCGACGCACGCGGCCGGTGCGATCGGGCAGCAGCACGTCCGCCTCGTCCATGAACACCAGCAGCGGGTGGCCATGGTACGTCTGGTATTCGCGGGCGAACGTGAAGATCGCCTTGATGTAGCCTTCGGTGACGCCGACAAAGGGGCTTTGCAGTTCGCTTCCGGAAATCGAGATGAACTCGAATTCGCCATCGGCGGCGTAGAGCCGCTTCATTTCGCTGGCAGCGGCTCGGGCGAACATCGTTTTGCCGCAGCCAGGCGGTCCTGACAGCATCGCGCCCTTCGGCATCTTCATGCCATAGGCGGCATAAAGCTCCTTGTGCTTGACCGGCGCCTCGATCGCGTCGCGCAGGCCAGCGAGCGCCTCGGTATTGCCGACGATATCACCGAAGGCCTGCTGCGGGGCGGCGATCAGCCATTTTTCGACTTCTTCCCGCGCCTTCTTGTAGGATTCGGGCGGCGTGGCGGATTTGGTGGATGAGGTGCGTTTGGTCGACGATGTGGACGACCCGAACGGGCGGAAATCCGGACCGATTTCCATATCCATCCGCACAGTCGGCCATGGCGTAAAGCGTGATGACAAGAGATCCACCCTGTTCACCAAGACGTTCCGCTCGTTGAGAAGATCCGCGATCGCGCGAACAGCTTCCGAGGCATTGCCGCTGAAGGAACCGTCGGCGCGAACAGTGGTGGAGGCATTGCGCATCGGAGAATTTCCGGTCTGAGAGGATGAAGGGAACCCAAAGGAAGATGGCATCGGGCCGGGGCCGGGCCCGAGGCCGCGTCCCGCGGTATCCGGGTTGCACATCCAGCAATTGGGATCGCCGCAGCCGCGCAGTTGATGCGCCTCCTGGTCACGGCGATCCTGCTCGCGCCGGTCCTGCGGTCGGAGCATTTTGCCCCGGTAATTGGGGTCGTAGGGTGATCCGTATTTGTCCCAGCTCATGCAGCGGCCTTTGGTTGGTAGGGGATGGGTTGGAGATCGCGCGGGATGCGGTGTTTGCCGCGTGCAGCGGGGTGGATCGGGGCGCCGTGGGCGGTGTGGCCGAGGCAGATCAGCGGGATTTCGGGGCCCATGAATTCGTGGAAGCGCCGGGTATCGTGCAGGGATGCGTTGTTGCCCCAGGCCACGAGGATCGGCACTTTGTGCTCGAGCGCGTATTTGCGGGCGAGTTCCCAGAATTGAGGATTGAAGCCGCCGACGATGTCGACGCGGGCGCGCTGGGCGATCAGCAGATCGCGGGGCTTGCTGGCGCGCCAGGCGTTGAGGTTGATGACCTGCAGGCCGCCATAGCCCCACAACGTGGAGAACCATATCAGCGCCAGAATGGTCGGATCGTCGCGTTCCGCATCGGCAGTGCTGGGGTTGAGCATGCACACGACCAGGCGCGGCTTGGTGCTGTCCCATTCGCGGACCAGATCGTAGCGGTATTTTCCGCAGGCGCTGATTGCGGCGGTGCTGATCATGCCGCCGACCTCACAGCCAGAACATCGAGCAAAGATCCCCATTGGTCGACGATCGCCGTTGCCATGCCGGGATACGTCTCGCTGCGCGCGCGGGCGCGGTCTGCGCCATGGCTCCCCCATCCGCTATGCCGGTGAACCCGGCTCCAGCGCGCATGATCGGGTGTGCCTGGCTTTGGTGGGGTGAGGCGGTTGGTGGCAACCAGGCGCGGCAGGTTGATCAGCTCAAAGCCGGTGGCCTTGAAAAACGGATCGCCGAACCACCATGGCTGCACGAATTGGGTTACGCCCCGGCCCGTGGCAGCGATCGCGTGTTTGTGCATGACGGGGTTTTCCAGCGCACGCCGGGCGATGGCGCCGTTTTCGCGGCAGGCGCGATAGAACGCGGCGGCGCGGTCCAGATCGGCCCAGCGGCCTTCATCGCGGCCATTTGCCTTCTTGCCGCCAATGTAGAGCCAGCGGCCACCGCTGTTGCACAGGATCGTGCAGGGCGGGTGCATGACGCACAGCAGATCCCAGCCATCGTCCAGATGGTCGAGCAGGTTGCCGCGAATATGCCGGTTGCTGCCATCGTCGGCGGGTTCAAGATCGCATGACCATGCGTCGAACCCGCGATCGATGAAGGCGCGCCGCAGCACGCCGGATCGTTCGCAGCCGATCAGAACGCGCGCCGTCATGCCGCACCGCCTTTGGCGTCGAAAAAGCCGCAAGGGTCGTATGTGCGCTGGCCATCCTCTTCCATGCAGATATCGATATGAAGGGTGGCGATTTCGTGTGGGCTGTAGGCGCGGTCAAGCCACTGTTCAGCGGCCCATCGCGTTCCGAACTTGGCGACGTCGCATTCACCTTCGTATCCCGCGTTTTCGACCACAATGTATTTCACGCCAGTCACGCTGCTTGGCGCTACATCGCCTCGCATACCGTGTTGCGCCAGCTTCACAGCCGCGCCCCGCAGTGAGGGCAGCGGTCGTCATGATCGTCGTCGCCATCAAAGATATCGGCGGTGGAGCAGCTGCTGCATTCGCCGTTTTTCAGGGTGTGTGTCTCGTGGCAGGTGCTGCATGCGCCGAACGTCACATCATCGGCACCGCCGGCGAGGTAGAGAAAGGCGACGAGGTCTCGGCCGACCAGGGCATTGAGTTCGTAGCCGGCGACCGGGCCAAGCACTGCGCCATCCTCCAGGACGGCCATGAAATCGAACATGCGCGGGAATGTCGGCGCCGGATCAGGAAGGCGGGTGTAGCGATAGGCGTCGATGAAGGTTTCGAGTGACCAGTCGACGCCATCGGCGGCAACTTTGGTTTGGGCCAAGATCATGCGTGCACCTCACTGATCGGGTCGATCCAAGGCTCGTCAGGAATCGCCGAAGCCCCCGGCAGAGCGCGGTCGAGGGGGAATGAGCCGAGCTGGTTCAGGTAGCCGCGACAGAGGCGCAGCTTGCGGCGGATCGGGTTACCGCTGGCATCTTTGGGATAGCGAAAGCCGTCTTCGCTGGCGGGATCGACCGGGACGCCTTTGTGGCAATAGAAGCTGGCGCCGTGCCAGCCCAGTTGCGCGCGCAACTTGGCAAAGCTTTCCGGGTCGCATTGTTCGGGGCTGCCCTTGCGGAATGCGCAGTTGTTGCAGGGGTGCCGAAATGCGCCGAGCGGTTCGCGCGCCGGATCGAGCATCTCGGCCGGGTCGAACGGCTCCCAGATCGTCTGACAATTGACGCAGCAGCGCACATCGGCGCTGTAGAAATCATCGGGCGGCGTCAGGCCGTGCTCGGCCGGAGACAGCCATCTGCGCGAGCCGCATGACGGGCATTGATCGGCGCCCTTCATGCGAGACGCCGTGTGAAAATGTGCGACCAGTAATGGCCGTCGTCGTGCGGCGCGATCAGTCCACCGCCATCGGGATGCGGATCGAAAAGGCGCCCCTTGTAGATGACGCATTCGTGCAAAGTGCCGCGCGGTGAATATCCGGAGACAGTGACTGCACCTTCGCCGAATGACAGCCCGGACTGTGCGATCAGCACATCGAGATCTGGCCAGGGGATTTCGATAACGCACATGCCATGTGAAGCGAGCCATGCGTCGCGGCGGTTTGCCCATTCGCGATCGGGTGAATCGCGCTCTGGATCGCTGCAGAAATGCGGAACTTGGTCGCGTGGCACGCCGAGGCACATCGCGACGGCGGTGCGATAGCAATCGCCGTAGACGCCGCTTTCCGGATCGTGGCGGAAGCATTGGAGTTGCGGCTGAAACCTCATGCGGCCGCAACCCCATCTTCGGAGGCCGCCTCGAGATAGACCTCGATCAGCGCCTGCGCCGCCGCTGTCGGGCGGCCTATGCCCTTCTGCACGGCGGTTCGGTTGATTTCTTCGGCCCATTCGAGCTGGGTCAGGCCGCTGACCGTAACCTCCAGCAGATCGTCAGCGGCACGCGGCAGCTTAAGGTCGACGATTGTGGCGACGATCGCAGGGAAGATCGTGCCGGCAAAACGCAGCACTTCGCCACGATAGGCATTGGCCAGCACGGCCAGCGCGCGGGCGGTGATATCAGGCCCGGCCATCTTGTACGCCTTGCAAATGCCACCGATCGCCGCGATCTGCCCCGGCTTGAAGCACGCGTAATTGGTGTGGGGTGCAAGGGTCAGACCCGCGCCGGTAATCAGTGCAAGAATGTGATTGGCGGTGGTATCCCCCCCCCCGATGACTGCCCCCTTGAACAGATCGAGCCGGGTCAGCGGTTTGCGCTGCTGGTTGAGCGCAACAAAGGCATCCGCCTCATGCGAAACCAGGCGGAAATCATAGACGCTGCAGGGAAGGTCGCGGAGATCGCCACGCAGGCGCGCCGCCTCGAGCCGGTGCTGTCCGTCGACGACGTAGAGTTCGCCATCGGGCCGACGACTGACAACGAGCAACTGAAACAGCGACCAATCCCATTCTCGGGCGATTTTCTTGATCAGCGCGCGACTGGTCGGATTGTCGATCGAGCGCTGATAGCTGGGATCGACGCTGAGTTCGTCGACCGAGCAATTCATCGGCGCGGGTCGGCGCCCCCGGATCGGATTGAACTGGCCAGTGCGATTGGCTGGGGGAAGCGCACTCTTCATGCCACAGACCTTTCGACCTTTTGTGCCAGGGGCGCGGTGACGCAGCGGAAGGTGACGACCAGTGCGGCCGGGTTGTTGGCCCAGACGGGCGGGCGGATGGAGCGGACGGGGTCGACGAAGCCGCGCAGGGCGGTGTCCCAGGCGCGGGCGTATTGGTCGCGCGCGGTGAAGCCGGCGTTGGCGATTTCCTCGTCGGAGATTGTCTGCAGGGGCTCGGTGTGGACCGCGGTGACCACGAGGTGGGCGCGGTGCCAGGCCTTTGGCAGTTCGCGGGCGAAGCGGCGACGGCCGAGATCGGCAGTGGCATAGTCGGGCAGATCGGGGACGTCGACCGACCAGACCGGTACGGCGCCGCGATCGAGCGCCTGAAGCGGGCTGATGTGTTCGAACTGTTTGGCCAGGTGGAACTGTTCGCGGATCCACAGGCGATCGCCGGCGCTGCATTCGGCCAGCGCGCGGTTGGGGCGGCGCAAGCGGGTGCAGGTGCCGTCGATGACACGCTGGATCGTTGGGGCGATGATGGTGACGGGGCGATCGGTCATGCACTGGCTCCCAGTTGGGCCAAGAGATATGGCGGCGGTGGCGTTCCCCAACCCTGGGTCCGCATCTGTCGCTCAAACCGGAGCGGCCATGAGCGGTTGTGCTGAAGCCTGCGGCGAAGGCGGGAGAGTGCGGCGTCAAGTTCGTCGACGCGCTCAGCAATGCGAGGGTCGATCCAGTTGGCGCGGGCCCGTCGGAGCTGCTGGATTTCGGCAGCGCAGGCCGAGCGCTCCGCGTCGACCTGAGCGATCGACGCTTCAAGGAATCGGTCGTCCTTTTCGATCGGCGGATTCCCGGCGCCGGAGCAGGGCATTGCCCTGAAATAATGCGCGCGGATCAAGGCCATTACGGATAGGCCGAGCCTGCGGCCGCAAATCTGGCAACGGCCATGATGGGTCGCGTCAGCCATGGTCGCTCAGCTCCCTCAACGCCTCATCACGGGCCTGGTTGATTTCGGAGGCGGCGTGTTCGCTGCCGCCGGTGTCGGGGTGGTATTTGCGGATCAGTTCGCGGTGGGCGCGCAGGATTTCGCTGCGCGTCGCGCTCGGGTGCAGGACCAGCACTTGCCACCATGGGCGCAAAGCGGGCCGGGTGGCCTGCTGCGGGGGCAGGGCGACATAGCCGGTGAACGCCTGGTCGAGTGTGCCGACGCCCCAGCGCTCCATACCGCGCATCGCCTCGATATGTTTGGCGATCGCGGCGATGTTGTCGGCGGCGGACGTCCAGCGGTCGCAGGCGAGCACGATGTCCTGGCCGCGCAGGGTGAACCACAGCGCGGGGGGGGGGGGATCGACCGGATTGCCTTTGTCGCTGCGCGGACGTCCGTCGAGGCGCAGCTCGATGTTGGTCGACAGGACGGTGTTTTGCGCGCCGAGCGCATCGACCTCTTTCTGCAGGCGCTCGAACGCGGCGGCGACGCTCAGCGCGATTGTCTGGAGATACCGCCCGTTGTTTTTCTTCTGGTTGAAACTGGCGAATTTGCGTGCGCCGGGCGCGGTGCGCGGGCGACCTTCGGGCCAGTGGAGCGGATAGGCGGCAGTCATGGGCGCCTCGTGTGTTTGCAGCCGACGCCGGAGCGCACGCCGCACAGGCCGCAGGTGGTTTCGCCGGGCGCCGGCGGGGTGAAACCCGACGCCTGCGGCGACCGCGACAGGATGGTATTGCCGGTGGTCTTGCGCGCGGTGGCGAACCGCAGCGCGCGGTCGATCGCCTCGGCACGGGCGCTCTGGCGCAGTTGGTCGGCGCGGTCAGACATAGGCCATCGCCGGCATGCCGTTGTGTTCGACGCCGTCGAGAAAACGACCGGCTTCCCGCTTGCCAATCCGCACCGAGAAACCGCCACCGTTATCCCATTCGTGCCAAACCCCGGGCTTTTCGCCGCGTGAGCGGGTGTTCAAATCCCCGTCGGCATCCTTGGTGCCATACGGGAACCACTCGCCCCACTGCTTAAAGTGGAACGGCACCCCGGCGGCGGCGCACTGGTCGCGCAGCGTTCGAGCCCAATCGGGGTGCATCGGGCGGGCGCCGGGGCCGCTTTCGCCACCTGCAATTACCCAGTCGAGTCGAATGACTTCGCTGGTTATACTTGCCGGCATGCCGTCCTCATCGAATGGACCGTGCTCGGCGGTTGTCTGAACGGCCCGCTTCCAAGGGCATTGTTCGGCGCGAGGAATGCGATCGCTGGCGCAACGATTGCCGTACCCTTCACCATCATCACAGCCAACGCATGAATTTTCAGGATCCAGCCAAGATGTAAGATCAATGTCGCCCAACAGCGGCTCGCATGACAGGAACCGCACGGCTGCTGGCGTTTCCAGCAGGTCTGGGATGCGTTCGTCGGCGCGTGCCTGGTCCTCGACGCTGACGCCGAGCCAGACATTGGGCAGCGGCCAATTATCAAAAATTTGCTTGTCGGCAGCGCCGTATCGATCTGCGCTGCCAGACTTCAAAAAATGCTTCATGTCCGGGAAGCCACCGGACGTCTTCCGTCCGCCAAGCAGGCCGCCCAAACTGAGGTGGATGCAGGTCTGAACATCGTAGTCTTCTTCTGGCCAGCCTTGAGGATTACGATGCTTCTCAGTCATATATTTCCGCATCCGCGCCGATCGCTTGGTCAGGATCATGTGCGTGTGCTGCGGGGTCAGCGCGCAGACCGCGAAAACCCGGTCGATCCAGGCGTCGGGCACTGCCGGGTGGAACAGATCGCCATGTGCGTTCCAGAAGATCTGGCGGGAGCGTTTCCAGCGCAGGGGTTGCAGCAACGCGGCTTCGTGCAGGCGCACCTCGCCATTCCAGACCGGGCCGGCCTTTGTGTCGATCGTCAGACCTTCGCGTGTCGGGTGGTGCTTCATCCGCGTGCCGGCGAGGCGCATAGCGTAGCAATTGGTGCAGCCGGGCGAGACCACCGAGCAGCCGTTCACCGCGTTTACGGTGGCGTCGGCCCATTCGATCTTGGTGTTGTCAGCCATGGTCGGCATGCTCCGCCAGATGATCGGTGACGCGCTGTTGCCAGTGGTCGAAATCGGCGTCGTAGAGTTTCGCGGCCAAAGGCGTGGGCTCGACGCAGCCGATCAACGACAAGGCAGTTGAGCGTCTGCACTGTTCATCGATCGCCTGCGCGCGATGCGACAGCTCGATCGATTGTTCGAGCAGGGCGATGCAAGTGGGGCAGCGGTCAGCCACGGCAGGCCTCGATGGCAACGCGCTCGGCCGCGGCGAGCATCAGGGCGGCAGCGTGAATCAGGCGGCCGTGCTTGAAACTGGCACTTTCGGAGTTGCGGGCGTCAAACGCGCAGATGCGCGCCATCTCGATCAGGGTGTCGGTGTTGGTCTCGGCCCATATCCGCCCGCGCTGTTCGAGCAGATCGAGCGCGGCGTGTTGGGTGAAAGTGACGCCCTGGCGCAAGTCGTCGAGGCATTCGGGTTGGGCGGCGGCCATTGATCAGGCTCCTGCTTTGGCGATGGCTGAGGCAAGCAGCCAGGCGGCGAAAATGGCGCATTCGAACATCGCGCCGAACAGCAGCACTGCGAAAGCAGCGAGCAGCACCAGGGCGGCAAGCGCGTTGCAGGCGTGGGCGGCGGCCGGGCGCATCAGTGGCCGCACCAGCGCAGCAGGGCGCGGACCAGCACACCGATGATCGCGCCGGCGCCGAAAGGCAGCGCGACGCAGGCGATCACGAAATCGATGCGCGAGCGCGCGATCGTTTCGATCAGTTCGCGCTGGCGCGCCTCTTGCTCGCTGATGCGCTCGATCGGCAGGCGGTGGATGGTGGCGCCCCGATGCGCTTCGCCCGGATGGGGATGCGGCATCGGGGCGCTGTCCTGCCGTTGCGCCAGACCGGCAGGATCGCTGGGCGCGCGGTGCGACCCGATGGGCCCAGAACTGGTGGGGATCACGCGATCATCTCCTCGAGCATGCGGCCGCGACGCGGCAGGCGATAGCGTTGCTGTTCGACGGCAAGCCAGCGTGCGCGTTCTTCGACCATACGCGCCTGATCGGCCTCGATCCGCGCGGCGAGGTTTTCATCGCGCGACAGCGCGTCGCGCGCGGCGGTGTGTCGCGACACGCTGGCGGGTTTGCGCGCGTCGGCCGGGCGCTGGCGCCAGTGCGGTTCGGGAATGGGGCCGCCGGTTTCCTGGCCAGTGGCGAGGATCACCACCTTGCGCGTGCATTGGCCGCGATAGACGGCGATCAGGCCGTTGCGTTCGAGGCGCAGGATCACCTCGCTGACATGCGACGGCGAACGCATGCCGGCGCGATCGGCGATTTCCGGATTGGTCGGGCATTGTGCGCCGAGCGCGGCCGCGCGGACCAGTTCGGCCATGACGCGATCGTCAAAGATGGATGAGGCGGCCATGTCAGGCGTCCTCGCGCACGGGCTGACGGTTCAGCCAGGGGAGGAAATCAGCATCGGCGGCGCCGGTGCGGTCGGCCTGGGGAACGATCTTGCGGAAACACCGGGAGTCAAAACTGCCGGTATGGCTTTTCAGGCAGATCAAAATTATGCCGTCGACGCGTCGGCGATCTCCCATTCTGACAGCGGTGACAATGCGCCGTTCGCCATACTCAGGGCCGCTTTCCGGTTGTCCCGTTTCCGCGCAAATCCAATTCCCTGCGGCAACGCATTCGGCCAGATCGCCAGCGCGCCATGACTTATCCATGGCAATTGCGTCGGCCGGCGGCCGCCCGCGCAGGATGCGCGCAAAGAACGAGCGCGCGCCCATCAGGCCAACCCCAGCGCGTTTTTGTAGGTTTCGAGGATCGATTCCATCTCGCGCCGATCGTCGGGCTTCATCTTGCGCAGGCGGACGATCTGGCGGATGATTTTCGCGTCATAGCCGGTAGCCTTGGCCTCGGTGTAGACGTCGTTGATATCGTCGCTCAGACCCTTCCTTTCTTCCTCGAGGCGCTCGATGCGCTCGATCAGCAGGCGCAGGCGATCATCGGCAGAGTTGGACATCAGACTTGGCCTTTCGTGGCTGTGCAGCACGGGCGATCACGCCAGCGGATCCTTGTGGATGGGCGGCGGATTGTCGGACTGTTCGAAAAAGCGGCAGGCGGCGGCATCGTGCGGGATGCGCCGCGCGGACTTGTGCGAAATGCGATAGTGGCAGGGCGCGCGCTTAAGCTGGCCAGCGCGCTCCTTGTGCGATTTCGCATAGTGCGGGGGGGGGCAGGCACGCGATCGCCGTTGCGGTCGGTTTTGAACACGAACCACCACTTGCATTCGCGGCAGGTATTGGCCGCCGGGCCGGTGCCGGCAAGGTGCGCCTGGCCGATGAAGGTCTGGCGAAAGCGGGCGTCGAAATCGGCGCCGCACAAGTGCGCGCCGAACTGGACATGATCCGCGGCGCTCACAGCGCCACCTGCGCGCCCGGGCGGGCGATTGTGGCCACGCTGGCAAGCAGCGCGTCGAGCTGTTTGTTTTCACAGGCCGTGCACAGATCGGCCGTGTTGCACGACCAGGCGCAGGGGCCGTGGGCATCGAGGCAGGCCATCGTGTCGGTGCAGCCACATTCTGTGCAGATCCGGCGCGGCCAGCCAAAGCCCATGGCGCGCGCAGTGCACAGGCCGAAATAGACGACGGGCTGCAGCGGGATGACATTGGCCAGCAGGCCGATCTGGGGCTCGGTCAGCGGGGCGATATCGGCCTCGGCCGCGTGGAGGCGATCGGCCATGCGGTTGATTTCGCGGACCGAGGCCCGGCGCAGCGCCGAGGGCAGGCCGACAAGCGCCGATGCGGTGGCCAGCACGGACAGACCGGCGGCGCGGCGGCGCAATTGCAGATAGCGTCCTGGTCTGATCATGACAGTCATCCGGGCAGCAGAAAGCCGCGTCCGGAAGCGCGGTGCGCAACGCGGATGGCGGCAAGATGGTCGGAAAAGGTGGGGTGGAACGTGCCGGAATTTGGGCAACCGTTGTGACACGCGCGCCCCACCCCAAGGTGCCACCAGCGGCACCGGCAGGGTCAGTTGGGCGGCCCGGTCTGGTGGAGTGCGGTTTGCGGCGTCATGACGCGACCGCCTGTTCGGTCATGCTGCGCACCGGCAGAGCGCCCAGCATCAGGCGGGTGCGATTGAGCACCGCAATGGCTTCTTCGATTTCGCGCGTCGCCTCGGCGCGATCGCGCGCGGTGGCGCCGGGCTGGGCGGCCAGGACAACGGCGGCCTCTGCCTCGCTGCATTCCTTGATCAGCGTCACGGCATAGCGCGACAGCGCGATCTGGTCGGCGAAGAAATCGGTGCCGGCATGGTTCAGCTTTGCGGCATAGGCCTCAAAGATCGGCGCGCCATCGCCGCCGGCGGCGCGATAGGCTAGATCGAGCGCGATCGCATCCTCGATCGGCATGCGTTCGCGGCATTCGGGATCACCCCATTTGCGCACCAGGCGCTCATTGCGATCGACGATGCGCGCCATTTCGGCAAAGCCGCCGGGGATATGCCCGGCGATGCGCGCCAGCGCGGCGTCGACCGACAAGGGGGCGCGGCGCTTGGTCAAGGGCGACCTCCGCGCGTACCGGGCGCGGCGATAACGCATTCATTCCGGCGCATATTTTTGCGCGGCGCGCCAGTATCGCGCAGAGCCATGACGACGATCATGCGCGCAACCTTTCGGCAGGATCAGAGCCGGGCGTTTCGGGGGCATGGGAACCGCCCGGCTCTGCCGCCCCACCGTGGGGTTGGGACGAGGGGGGATTTTCGATGGGATAGATATCAGGGCGAAGGCGATGCCTGGAAACGCCGGTGTCCGCCTCAGTCGCAAGAACATGCTCGGCAGGGATGCGCTTCATTCGCTTGAGCCAATCATGGACCGTCGGCTGTGCGACGCCACGACGACGAGCAAACTCCGACTGCGTGCCGGTGATTTTGATCGCGTCTTCAAGCGCGATCCGCATGACATCAGAATCGTCCATGTGGGTTGGATATCAGAACATCTATGAGTCGCCAATAGAAAAACCTTGCAGGCGCAAAATAGGTAATTCTATATGCTGTCGCCGCACATGATAGGTGAGCGGATCAAAGCGCGCATGGCTGAACTGGGCATCAGCCAAGGCTACCTCGCGAGGGAGGTCGGCGTAAAGCAGCCGACCATAAGCGCGCTTATCAGTGGCAAATCGCGGTCATCGACCCATTTGCATCTGATCGCGAGGGCGCTGCAGACAACGCCTGCCTATTTGACGGGCGAAACTGATGATCCGTCAATCGGCGCCGCGGCGCTGGCTTATTCGCCGTCAGACATGGAATGGCTTGAAGTCCTCCATTCGCTGTCGCCGCGCGATCGCAACGCCGTGCATGTTTTGATGCTGACGCTTGCGGGCCGGCCCCTCGTTTTGACGATCGACGATGGCTCTACCCACGTTCCGATGCTCCAGTCCGACAGGCTGGAATTCAAGAGGGCGTGATGCGGGTCGTCGAGTTGAACATCGACCCCGACGCGGTTCGCGACGCCATTATCGTTTACAAGGATGCCGCGAACAAACAATCTGAGCGGCAAATTCGGCCGATGAGCGTGGCGGCGAACTTTTACCCGGAGACCGGATTTTTCGGCATTACGACGATCCATGCCTATTGCCGCGTGCGCAAGGGCATACGGTCGTTCCGGATCGATCGGATTGCGGAGGTTTATGACACGGATACCGGCGAGCAGGTGGCGCTGTTCGACTGGGTAAAGACGCTGCCGCTGCTGAATTTGCCGGAGCATGAGGCGGCGCCTGCGGCCGCAATGAATGCTGGTGAGGCCGCCAATTCGACGTGGCTGATGTGGAGTTTGACAGCCTTTGGCGTTGCGCTGTTTCTGGTGTTTTTGATTGGCAAGTGTTCGGCCGATCCTGGCACGACGGCAGCGGGCTCTGCGCCCGTCGCGGATGCGAGCGCAAATACCACCGGCGTCGTTCCGCCCAGGCCGCACCACCATCGCAAGCGCCGGAACGCGCAGAGCGAGGTTAAAGCCGTTGCCGCGCCGGACGAAGGCGGCGACATGGTGCCGGAGGCTGGTGCCAGCGGAGAACCATGATGCGCGAGGATTTGCGGGAGGGCGCGGATGCCGGCGCCGATCGGCGCCGGGCTTTGGGCGCGGTTGGTATCTTGGCCGCCGGCGCGCTGGTGATCGGCGCGGCTTGCTGGGCGAACCGGGACACTATGTGGCGCGGTGTGCTGGCGAAAACACTGTCACAGGCCGACCTGGCAGCCGGTGCCGGCTGCGCGCCGTTCATTGGCAACGATATCCCCGAACTTGTTTCGGCGGTCAGGCAGAATTTCGCCGATGCGGACAGTGTGCGGCCGACTGAAACGCTGATGTTCGACAGGAATTCTCAGGAGGCGCGGGTGCAGACGAGCGTTTTTGGGGCAGATCGAAGCGCGGTCGCGGTCGATATGAAGTTCGCGGCGCGCAACAAGAGCGGCGTGATGCAGTTCTTTACTGCGGGCGCGTCGCTTGATCCAAAGATCTGCGACGTCAAACTGCTCACAATTGTCGATGACGCCGGGAAAGTGGTCTTGATCAACCTGCCGACGCCGGCGCAAGAACCCTGACGAGCGCGCCGCTATCTTTTGAAACTATTTCCCGTTATGTTCCGTTCATGCCTGAGGCCCGCAGGATGAACGGCGATGCCCCTGCCGCTGCGTTGCGGCTGTCACCCGACATGGTGAGCCTGCGCCTGCAGGTGCTGAAGTTTGCCCGGGTTTATATCGGCATGTGGGGCGAGGGGCCCAGCTATGGCGAGATCGGGCAGGCCACGGGCGCAAGCCGGACGGCTGTGAAGAAGGCGGTGCGCAAGCTGGCCGAACAAGGGCTGTTGCTGCGCACGCCGGGCGCGCGCGGGCTTGTGCTGCCCGAAGCGCGCGATGATGCGCTGCGCGTGCTGCGCGATCTGGGGTGGACGGTCGATGCGGATCACGCGCGGATCGTGGCGCCCGCCGAGGGCGGGGTCACAAATCGGGCCCTGCAGGCCGTTGCCGTGCTCGACTACGACGGGCGCCGGCTGATGGTTGGCGGGATGCGTGGCGATGGCGAAGAAAAAGGCAAAGTCACTCCCAAAGGCTCGGGTCGAAACCGTGGCTGAAGCCCGGCGCCGCAAGATCCATTCAAAGTGGGCGGAGATGCATCCGGCTTTGGCGGCGAGTGAGCGTGCCGTGCGCCTGTCCTTGCGCGACCGCGAGGATCGCTTTGGGCACAAGATTGGCACGGCGGCGACGCATGCCGCCGCGCAGAAGCGGCGCGATGGCGCGCTGGCGCGGCTGTATCTTTCCGGCGCGATCGATCTTGCCGCGCTGGGCGCTGCGGAAGAGATTGCGGCGGCGGCCGAGCGGATCGGGCGATCGGTGGGTGTGCGCACGATGAGCATGGAGACGCGCGTCGATCACGGAGGATTTGGTGACGGGGCGTTCTGGGAAGGCCTGGGGCAAGTGCGGCGCGAGATCGCCTATCGCCGCTGGCGCACCGATCTGGGCGATACGCGTGGCGCGATCGAGGATCTGATCGTCGGCGATATCGGGCTCGTGGAAACGGCGGCCAGTCACCGGGTGAGTGTGCGGCGGTTGCGGCGGTTGCTGGTGGATGCACTGGAGGCGTGGCCGCGCCATTTGCGCTGGGCACGGGATTGGGTGCGCGAGGAAGATCTGACGCAGGCGCACGCGGGGCTGGCCTGAGATTTTTCGGGGGGTCACAAATCGGGCCCTCCCAAAACGACCACCGAACTGGCAAATCGACCCCACCACAATTGCATCCATCGCCCGCAGGCCACGCGCCGAGCGGGTTTTTTTGTGCCGGAGGCTGCCGTGCCTGCATCAGCCCGCCGGGCAATTGCGCCAGCAGCGCCGACAAGCGTGGAGACCGTGCTTGACCACGCTGTTGCCGATCTGGACGAGCTGGTCGGCGAAGTTCGACTTGGTATGCGCGATCAGCGTCATTTTGCTGCTTTGGAAGCACGGGCGCAGATGATTGCAGGATCGATCCGATCAGCATTTCGGGGCGCGCGATGAGCGAGCGCGTTCGGCGGAGCATCCTGGCATCGGCCGGGCCGCATGCGACGCTGATCTCGCACGACGAGCGGCCGTGGATGACGGCTACGCTTTCGGGGGCGCGGCACGATTTCCAGATCCAGTGGGAGCGGTCAAACGATCCTGCTGTGACCGAAAGCATATTGCCATTCTGGCCTCCCGCGGATTTCGAGATTCCAGGCATGCTCATCGCGGATATCGAGGTTTGTGGCACGGTTGTGGACTTCGTTCCGCGCCTGCAACTGACCGCCGAGTTCAGTATGCTCACGGTCGATCTGGCATGACGATCGACGTCACAGAGCTGCGCCAATGGGCGGACGGCTCCGACCAAGACGTGGTACCGCTGACAAAGCGGGCGGTGCGCGCGATCGCCGACGAGATCGAGCGGCTGCGCAAGATTGAATCGCATGTGACTTGGCGCGGCCGGGTCGACCAGGTGTTGCGCGAAATGCACGAGGCGAGATCGCAATGACGCAACCCCAACATCCCGGCGCGGTGGTCATCAGCGGATCGACCTATCTGCGCAATGCGCGTGGCGATCTGGTGCCGATAGCCAACATCAAGGCATCCGACCTGTTGCAGGACGAGTTTGTGCGCAAGATGTGCGCCTATGCCGAGGACCTGTCTGCCGAGCTAGGTCGGTTCCAGTCGCATTGTTATGCCGATATCGCCGACTTCGACGCGTTGCTCGATCAGGAATATGGCGTGCGCAATGAGCGGTCGACCAAGGGCAATCGCAGTTTTTCGACGATTGATGGCTCGCTGCAGGTCAAGGTTTGCGTTGCCGACCAGATCGCCTTTGGGCCGGAGCTGCAGTCGGCCAAGAAGCTGCTCGACGAGTTGATCCTTGAGCGGGCCGAGGGTGCCGATACGCTGCTGGTCGCGCTGGTGACACAGGCGTTCAAGACCGACAAGGAAGGCAAGGTCGACACCGGCTCGATCCTGGCGCTGCGTCGGCTCGAGGTTGATGATCCGCGCTGGGCCGATATCGTGCGCGCGATCGACGACAGCGTGAAGGTGTTTGGGTCGAAGTCGTACCTTCGGTTCTATCGCCGCGGTGGCGATGGGCGCATGACGATGATCCCGCTCGACATGGCGAGCGTTTCGCCCAGCCCGACAGCGTTTGCGCGGCAAAGCCTGCGTCGGCGCGTTGATGAGCTTGAAGCGGCATTGGCAGATGCGCGGCGGATGATCGATATTCTGAACCAAGGCGTGTCGGCCGAGCTGTTTGAGCTCGACAAGGTGTGCTGAATATCGGGATCAACTTCGATCTCAAGCCGCTGCATCGCGCGCTGCTCGATTTCGGCAACAAGCAGGTCAAGTTCGCTGCCGCCGATGCGCTGACCAAGTTGGCCAAGGGCGTCAGCGAACTGGAAACCACGACAGTTTCCGACACGTTCGACAGTCCGACGCCGTTCACACAAAAGGGTTTCCGGATTGTTCCGGCAACGAAGGATGCGCTGGCCTCGTTTGTCATGGCCAAGGATATCCAGGCCCAATATCTGGCGCCGTACATTTTCGGCGGACCGCGATTTATCGGCAACAAGCGCGCAATGCTTGTGCCAAAGCAGGTCGGGGTCAACCAGTACGGCAACCTCCCGAGGAACAAGCTCGCGTCACTCAAAGGTCGGAAGGACATTTTTGTTGGGGTTGTGAAGCTCCGGACCGGCGAGACAATCAATGGCGTTTGGCAGAGACCGAGCGCTGGGGTGCGCAGAGATGGCGCGCGCGGGACGAAGGGTGCGCTTGGGAAGATCGGTAATGTTCGGACCGGTCTGAAGCTTTTGATCCGGTTCGAGGATACGACCGAGACAAGCAAGCGCTTCCCATTTTTTGAGCGTGCCGAGGATTATGTTCGCCGCCACGCACGCGCCGAGTTCGAGGCCGCATTGACCAGGGCATTGGCGTCAGCGCGATGAGATGGTCACGGGAGACGGCAGCCCTCCGGCCGCACAGATTTTTGTGGGTCCTTCCAGCACCCTCCGACGAAGCGGGTAATTGCGCGCCCCTTTTTCAGGCCAGCTACGACCCCCAAAACCTGGTTGACGGTTGACGGTTGACCCCATGGCAACCTGTTCGATCGCCGCGTATGCCAAGCGCCATGGTGTGTCGAAACAGGCAGCGGGCAAATGGAAAACCCGCGGAGTTCTGGCCTTTTCCGGCGACATGGTCGACGTGGAAGCGTCCGATCGGCGGATGCGCGATGCAGGGTTAGGGCTGTTCAAAGCGGGTCAACCGGTTGACGGTGCGAGTGAGCCGGTTGACGATCAGGCCATTCCGGTTGACGCCTTCGATGAGACCGCCGTCGACACGGCCAACCTGGGCGGTATCGACGAGTTTCTCGCCGGACTGAACGCGGGGCATTATCGCAGCCAGGTCGACGCACAGCGCATCAAGGAAAACGTCCTCGCGGCACGTCACCTGATGAACCTGCGCAAAGAGGCGGGCGAGCTGATCGAGGTCGATCGCGCCGCTGCCCAGTTTTTCAAGCTGGCCCGCGAGGCGCGTGACGCCTGGATGACCTGGCCGGCACGCGTTGGACCACTGCTGGCCGCGGACCTCGGCGCCGACACCGCCGCCGTAGTCGAGGCCCTCAACCGCTATGTCCAGGAGCAGCTCGAAAGGATTGGCGAAAAAGAGCCCGACTTCGACGAGGAATAGGGCCACACCACCTGACCCAGCCACCCAGCTTGCGCGATCGTTTTCGCGCGGTTGGCGGCCGCCGCCACGCATCAGCGTGCCGGAATGGGCCGACCGCAACAGGGTCAAGCCGCGCGGGTCGGGCAGCACGTCGGGCAGATGGCGCACGTCAGACGTCGAGATCGCGCGCGGCCCCATGCTGGCGGCGACAGAACCGGGCGTCGGCACGATCACCGCAATGGTCGCGACACAGCTGCTCAAGACGTCGCTGATCGAAAACGTGTTCGGCTTCCACGCCGATCTCGACCCGTGCCCCATGATGATCGTCCAGCCCAAGGACGACGCCGCCGAGCAGTTCAGCAAAGAGCGGGTTGCACCGTTCATTGCCGCAACCCCGGTCCTGCGACGCATCGTCGGCTCCGCCAAAACGCGCAGCGGCGACGACACGATTTTCTACAAGGCCTTCCCCGGCGGGTTTCTCGCACTCACCGGGGCAGGCAGCCCCGACAACCTCGCGCGGCGACCGCTGCGCATCATCCTCTACGACGAAATCGACAAATACGTCGTCACGCGCGAGGGCCTGGCGACCGATATCGGCGACGAACGCCTGGCCTCGTTTTCGGGCAACGCTCTTTCGATCCGCTGCTGCTCGCCAACCGTCAAAGGCGAGAGCGCGATCGAGGCGAGCTGGCTGGAATCAGATCAGCGGCGCGCCAGCGTCGAATGTCCACACTGCGCGCACCGGCTGTTTCTCGATTTCAGGCACGTCCGCTGGGATCGCGCTGAGGATGGAAAGACGCACCGGCCGGAAACCGCGCACATCCTGTGCGAGGCATGCGGTTGCCCGTGGACCGAGGCCGACCGCCTGCGCAGCCTGGTCACGATCCGCTGGCACCAGACCAGGCGGTTCGAATGCTGCGGCGAATGGCAGGCGCCGCTCGATCACTACGAATCTGCCTGGCGCGCGTATGACGGTGATCCGGTCGGCCGGATCTGGGACTGGTGGAGCGCCGATCGCTGGGCGGTCTATCGCGCGAAATGCCAGCATTGCGGCAAATGGGCGGTGCCGAACGATCATGCGGGCTTCAACGCCAGCAAGCTGTTTTCGCCCTGGGAGCGAGACCGCCCTGTCGCGATCGCGCGCAAGTGGCTGGCCGCACAGGGCTTCGAAGACCGGTTGCAGCCCTGGTGGAACACCCAGATGGCGCTGCCCTACCGGCGCAACACGGGCAAGGAGGTGTCGGTCGATGCGCTGACCGCGCGGTGCGAGATCTGGGAAGCGCAAGTGCCTGACGGCGTCGCGCTGATCACGATCGGCATCGACGTCCAGGATTACCGCATTGAAATGGAGGTGGTGGGCTGGGGCCGCAACGAGGAAAGCTGGTCGATCGATTACGAAGTGATCGACGGAGAATTCTCGCATCCAGGCACGCAGGCGGCACTCGACGAATACCTGCAGAGGATTTGGCTACGCGCCGATGGTCGACCGTTCGCGATGCGCGCGGCCTGCATCGACACCGGCGGCCACCATACCGACGCCGTCTACGAATTTGCCAAACAGCGCCTTGGCCGAAAGGTCTGGGGCATCAAGGGTGAAAGCGCGCGGACCGGTTTCACCAACCCGGTCTGGCCGATCAAACGGCCCAGCTCGCGCACCAAGAAGACCTATCGCCCGGTGGTGATCGGGGTCAACGCCGCCAAGGATTTCATCCGGTTTTCGCTCGCCAAGAGCGAACCGGGGCCCGGCTATATGCACTTTTCTACCGCGACCGATCGGGTGCGGTTCGATCAGTTGCTGGCCGAAGACATGATTTACGAGGGCCATGGCAGCCAGCGCCGGCGCAAGTGGGTCGCCAAGGCGGGCCGCGCGAATGAAGCGCTCGACTGCCGGGTCTATGCCTATGCCGCACTTCACGGGTTAATGCACATGGGCTTGAAACTGAACAAACTCGCCGACGACGTCTGCGGGGCATACCTCGGGCAGGCTGCGCCGGCGGTCACGCAGGCAACAGCGCCGGCGGCGGCGCCTGCACCCACCACCGCGGCGAAGGCCGATACCAAGCGGCGCCCGGGCTTCACCCGCCGGCTTGCCCGATAGCACTGGATCACCATGTCGCTTGATCACCCCTCGGTGTTCACCGGGGTTGCACAGTCGACACTGCAGCAATGGCTGTCGGTCGCGCAGACCGCGCTGTTTCAACTGCAGTCCGGCGCCCAGATCGCCAACGCCAGCTATACGCAGGGTGATGGTGCCAAATCGGTAACCTATCGCGCGCCCGACATGGGTGCGCTCAATGTTCTGATCCGCCAGCTCCAGCAGGAACTGGGCATCGTCCGCCGCGCGCGTCGCCCGTTGAGGCCCTATTTTCGATGAGCGCACCCGCCATCTTCGGCCCCAATGGCCAGGTCATTCCGCCGGGCACGATCCAGCGCATCCGCGAACGCGCGCGCGCGCCTCGCGGCGGTATGCGCGCGCTCAATGGGCAGCAGCCGCAGTGGTTTCCCTACGACGCGCAGGACTGGACGTCGCCCGACACCGGCGACTGGCTGCCGCTGGTCAATTCGCCCGACCGCGAAATCAACCTTTACCGTGATCGGGTCACTGCCCGGGCGCGGGATCTCTATCGCAACGATGGTTGGGCAAAGGGCGCGGTCGGGCGTCTGCTCGATTCCACGATCGGTGGTCACCTGCACCTGGTGGCCAAGCCGGATTACCGCGCGCTCGGCTTCGACATGGTCTGGGCCGAAGAATACCGGGCGGCCGTCGAGGGCTATTGGCGCACCTGGTCGGCCGATATCCGCCGGTACAACGATGTGTCGCGCCGCCACACGATGACGCAGATGTTCCGCATCGCGCTGGCACACAAACTGGTCGACGGGGAATCGCTGATCCTGTCGCACTGGCGCCAGGATCGCGTGCTGGCAGAGGGCGCAGCGTTTGCGACCTGCTTTCAGGGCGTCGACCCCGATCGCCTGTCCAACCCGTACCAGGCGCCAGACACCAAATACTTGCGCGGCGGGGTCGAAATCGACGACGATGACGTCGCCTGCGCCTATCACATTCGCAAGGCGCACCAGAACGACTGGTACGACGCCGCCGAGAGCATGCAGTGGGAACGGGTCGCGCGCGAAGACCCCGATGGCTGGCAGCGCGTGTTCCACGATTACGACCCCGACCGGTTTCAGCAGCATCGCGGGATCTCGATCTTCGCCCCGGTTCTCAGCCGCATGAAGATGCTGGCGAAGTATTATCAGGTCGAGTTGCAGGCTGCGACGGTGGCCAGCGCGTTCGGCCTCTATGTCACCAGCCCATTCGACCAGGACATGGTGCGCGAGGCGCTCGATGATCCCGAGAAAGAAGACGAGGCCTGGGGCTGGTACCAGGACATGCGCAGCGATTTCCACCGCGACAGCGATCTGGCGTTGACCGGCGCGAAGGTCGCCACGCTGGCGCCGGGCGAAAAGATCGAGACAGTTGCCTCGGAACGTCCGAGCAGCGGATTTTCGCCGTTCACGCACGAAATGCTCCGCTCGATGGGACAGGTCATGGGCCTGTCGGCCGAGCAGGCGCACAACGATTATTCGGAATCGAGCTGGTCGAGCGCGCGCGCCGGCATCGTCGAGGCCGAAAAGATGTTCAAGCGGCGCACCGCCGACTTCTACGCCAACACTGCAACCCCGGTCTATGCGACTTGGCTGGAAGAGCTGCACGATCGCAAGCTGGTCCCGCTGCCCCGCAATGCGCCGCCGTTCCGCGAAATGCGCACGGCCTATGCACGGTGCCGGTGGCTGGGCGCGCCGCGTGGCTGGGTCGACCCGGTCGCGGAGCGCCAGGGCGCAGTGCTGGGCCTCGATGCCGGGTTCTCGACGCTGGAGCAAGTCTGCGCCGAACAGGGATCGGACTGGGAGGAAAACCTCGATCAGCGCGCCCGCGAATATCAGCGGATGAAAGACTTGGGCCTGCCGCGCCCCGAATGGATCGGCGCCGAGGCGAGCGCCAGCCAGGTCGACAAAAAGCCGGAGGCGCAATGATCCCGCAGTTCTTCACCGTCACGCTGTGGGGCGGCCGAGCCACGACCCGCCTCAACGCGCACGCGATCACGCGCCTCAATCCCGCGCAGGACAGTTGCATCGTCTACCTGGCTGGTGGCGATCCGGTTCGGGTGAATCATTCGACCGACGAAATCGAGGCGCTGATCGCCGCGATCGGCCAACCGGCCGAAATCAAGCATGCGACGGAGGTCGATATCCAGACGCCGTCCCGCCGCAGGAAAGCCGCCTGATGCACCATTTCGCCCAGCTTTCGCAGCGCCTGTTCAACACGCCGCTGATGATCCTGCCCAGCAAGGCAGAGGTCATCATGGCCAGTCTGTCCGAACGGCTTGGCATCACCGCGATCACCCGTGCGGGCGGCAGCGATTTCGTCTGGATGGACGATGAAGGTGCCGTATCGAACGGTCGCAGCGATCGCGGTTTCGACACTGTCGAGAACGTTGCTGTGATCGAGGTGCGCGGCACGCTTGTGCAGCGCACCGGCACCCTGCGGCCCTATTCCGGCATGACCGGCTACGACGGTATCCGGCAAAACCTGCTTGAGGCCCTGGCCGATCCCAAAATCGACGCCATCGTGCTCGATGTCGACAGCCCCGGCGGCGAAGTGGCCGGGTGTTTCGATCTGGCCGACACGATCTACCGCGCCCGCGCGATCAAGCCGATCTGGTCGATCCTGGGCGAAAACGCCTTTTCGGCGGCCTACGCCCTGGCCAGCGCGGCCGAATTCATCACCGTGCCACGCACCGGCGGTACCGGCTCGATCGGCGTGATCGTCATGCATGTCAGCCTGCAGGAAGCACTCAAACAGCAGGGCATCGAGGTGACGCTGATCACCAAGGGCGCGCTGAAAGGCGAGGGCTCCGAAGTGCTCAATCTGTCGGAGGATGCCTATGCGCGCATCAAGGCTGATGTCGACGAAGTGGGCGACCTGTTCGACCGCACGGTCGCGCGTAACCGCGGGCTGACCCGCAAAAAGGTCTACGACACCGAAGCCGGCACTTATCTGGGCGCCGCCGGCGTCGATTACGGCCTGGCCGATGCGGTCATGGCGCCCGATGAGGCGTTTCGCGCGCTGCTCGACTACCTCGATCAATAACGCGGGTCACGCCCGCACAATCCGGCGCGCAGCTCGCGCCCCATCAAGGAAGACCCGATGACCAAACCTGCTTTGATGGCGGGATCGTCCCGCTTTGCCCACCTTTTGGGTGGCCGCCGCCGTCGCGCCGCTGACGGCAACGACGAAGGCGAGGATTACGGCAACCGCAAGGACGGCCGCAAAGCCGAGGAAGACGACGAGGGTGATGACGAGGACCAAGGCGCCCGCAAGGGTCGCAAGGCCAAGCGCGCCGAAGACGACAATCGCGACGACGACGATCACCAGGACAATGCCCGCAAATCGAAGCGCGCCGACGACGATGGGGACGACGATGGTGACATGCGCAAGGGCCGCAAGGCCAAGCGCGCCGACGACGATGACGGCTATGACGAAGCTGACGACGGCGACGACGAGGATGCGCGCAAGGGCCGAAAGGCCAAGCGCGCCCGCGCCGAAGACGATGACGACGATGGTGACGACGAGGACGAGCGCGAAATGAACGGCCACTCCGCTGCCGCCGCCGCGCGCCGCCGCGAACGCGCCCGCTGCTGCGCCATTCTCGAAGCCGCTGCCGATACCATGGGCAACCCCGCCGTTCTGGAAACCGCGCTCACCCAGATGGAAGGCACGCGCGGCGCCGGTCACGCGGTCAGCCGGGTCAAGCGCGCGGCGCGCATGTCGCGCGACCAGGACCGCTCCGACGCGCGCAGCAGCCTCAACCCGCGTGTCGCCATCACTGCACCGTCCGGCCCCAGCGACAGCGCCGCTGCCGCCAAGGGCTGGGGTGATGCCATCGCCAAAGTGGTCGGCCCCGACAAGCGCTGATCCGCACCCTCGTCAACCCTTCCAGGCCACCCGCTGCGGTGGCCTTTTTTGTGAAAGACCACCGCTATGACCGGTCCTACCGTCACTCCGTTCACCGAAACCTGGCATGCCTGGGGCTTTGTCATCTGGGAACCCTCGGATGGCATGGTTACCCGCTCACAGATCACTCTGGCTGCAGGCTACGGCACCATCACCGCCGGTACCGTGCTGGGCGCGCTGCTGACCGGCACAGGCAGCGTCGTCGCACTGGGCACCAACACCGGCAACGGCACGTTCGGCGCCATCACCGTCGGCAGCCAGGCTGCGCTCGGCAACTATTCGGTCATCTTCGAGGCACCGACCGAATATGTCGTGCTGGGGCCCAATGGCCAGGAAGTCGGCCATGGCGTAACCGGCGCGGCCTTCAACGCCGGCGGCCTCGGTTTTACCATCACGGCAGGCGGCACGGCCTTTGTCGCCGGTGACAGCTTCGCACTGACGGTGGTCGGCACCGAACAGTACGCGCCTTACGACCCCACCCAGAACAACGGCCTGCAGAACGCCTGCGCGATCCTGGGCAGCGGCTACAAGAACACCGCCAGTGCCGCGCAGTTGGCTGCGGCCATCGTGCGCGGCCCCTGCCGCGTCAATGTCGGCGAGCTGGTCTGGGGCGCCAATGTCACCACCACGCCCCAGCAGAATGCGGCGATCGCCGCGCTTTCCGCGCTGGGCATCCAGGCCAGCTAACCACTCGCATTCCGCCCTTCCTCCGGTCCTTGGGCAAGACCGTTGGCCCCCGCTGCGAAGCGGTGCCCCTCCCTTAGATGGAGCCCCACATGGTTTCCCTGAATATCTTCCAGTCGGACCCGTTTTCGACGTTTCAGTTGACTGCCGCCGTCGAACGGATTCCACACAATCCGCAGATCCTGGGCGACATGAATCTGTTCGAGCCGTTCCCGATCCGCACCACCGCGCTCGGCATCGAAGAGCGCACCGGCGTGCTCAACCTGATCAAAACTTCGCAGCGTGGCGCGCCGCCGTCCACCGACCGCGTGACGGAACAGCGCAAGATGCGCTATTTCGAGACCGTGCGGCTCAGCCACGATGACACGATCACCGCCGCCGAGCTGCAGGGCATTCGCGCGTTCGGCACCGAAACCGAACTGATGCAGGTCCAGGCCGAAGTTGCGCGCCGCCTGGCCGGGCCGACCGGCCTTATCCCGCGCATCCAGTACACCTGGGAAAACATGCGCCTCGGTGCCATCCAGGGCCTGCTCACCGATGCGGACGGCAGTCTGCTGTACAACTGGTTCAACGAATTCCAGATCGCGCAGCCCGCCGAAGTGGTGTTCGACCTGGCCGCACAGGCGGTCGGCACGATCCGCCCGCTGATCAACCAGATCGTGCGCGGCATGCGCCGCGCCGCCAAGGGCGCGTTCCTGCCCTCGACGCAGGTCATCGCATTGGCGGGCGACGAGTTCTGGGACGCGTTCATCACGCACCCAGATGTCGTCGATACCTACAAGAACTGGCAGGAGGCCGCCGAACTGCGCGGCGACTGGGCGTTCGGCACGTTCTATTTCGGCGGGATCACCTGGATCAACTATCGTGGGTCGGACGATGCGACCACGATCGCGATTCCCAGCAACAAGGTGAAGTTCTTCCCCAAGGACGCCCCCGGCATCTTCCGCCATGTGATGGCCCCGGGCGAAGCCTTCCAGTGGGTCAACACCCCCGGCAAGGAATACTACGTGATCCCGATCCTCGACTGGGAACGCAACATGTGGTGGCGGATGGAAGCCTACAGCTACCCGCTGTTCATCTGCACCCGCCCCGAGGTGCTGTGGTCCGGTACCGCCGACAGCACGGCGGACTGATCGACCCGGCCGATCCCCGGGGCGTTTCCCCCTGGCGCCCCGGGGATCATCTTCCTGATATTTCCCAAAGGCGCACGCGATGGCGATCGACTGGGACAGCCTGCTGCTCGGGCCGGTGATGGGTGTGTTTGGCGAAGCGATCAGCTATGTCCCGCGCGGGGGCGCACCGATCGCGATCGCCGATGCTGTGTTTGACGAAGAAAGCGCGGATATCGCCATCGGCGAAGACGCGCAGATGTCCACCCAGCGCAAGCCGATCTGCGGCATCCGTATCGGCGCCCTCGGCCAGGCGGCATCGCAGGGTGATACCATCCTGCGCCTCGGGACCGGCGTGGCCTATATCGTCAAGGACGTGATCCCCGATGGCCACGGGCATGCAAAGCTCGTGCTGATGAGCAAGAGCGGGTCGTGACGTTCCTCCGGCGCCAGGAAGAGTGCGCGATCGATCCATTCACGTCGGATACGGTGTTGCGCCGCTGTGAAACGGCGCTGCGCGTCGACGGCGCCACCGATGCTGGCACCCGCGTCTATTCGCCGGGCGATTGGCCTTCGCAACAGGCCACGCTGCCGCAGATCAAGCTGCGCATCGCGCGCGAAAGCCGCGTTTCGCTCGGCCGCTCCGGCGCACCGCAATTCACGACGACGGCCACCATTCGCATCCTGGTCGAGGCGCAGGCCTTTGCCGAGGCGGATGATGCCGGCGCCGCCAAGGCGCAGGATTACGCCTGGCGCATGAAGCGCCAGGTCGAGGTCGCGATCATCAATTCGTACCCGCTGTTCCGCGAAATCCAGCAGCTCGCCTCGATGCGATCGGATCTGGCCTATAACGCGGACGGCGCGACCCACATCGCCGGGATCCAGATGGATCTCGATTTCGAGTTCTACGAAGGGCCTGAAAGCTTCGCACCGATCGCGGCGAGCACGATCAGCGACGTGCTGATCAGCCCCACCAATTACGCACCCGCGTCGGTCGACGTGGTGATGCGCGAACCTCCCTGCAGTTAGGAGACCACCATGCGTGTTGTCAGTGTCCCGGGGCGCACCGTGCGCCACTGGGGGACCAAGCGCGTCATCGACGAACGCGGCATCCTCTATGATCCGCTGTGCGTGACCACCGCGTTTTACCTCGGCTGCGGCGATCTCGCGTTGGCCGAGGACGAACCCGAACCCGCGCCGGAGCCCGCACCCACCACCGGCAAGGCGGCGCCTGCTGCCCAAAGCGCAGCGGAGTAACCGGCAATGACCGTTCCCTTCAACACGACCCCGTCGAACCTGCGCGTCCCGCTGTTCTATGCCGAACTCGATCCCAGCCATGCCAACACCGAACCCCAGGCGCAAAACACGCTGCTGATCGGCCAGATGCTGGGTGGGGGCACTTGGACGCCCAATTTGCCCGTGCGCGTGCCGTCGCCGGGCGCTGCGATCACCGGCGCAGGCTTCGGCTCGATCCTCGCCGCCATGGCCGCGATGTATATGCTCAACGATCCGTCAGCGGCGGTCTATGCCCTGCCGGTCTCGGACGCGGGCGGCGCGACGGCGGCAACCGACACCATCACGATCACCGGCCCCGCCACCCAGTCGGGCACGCTGGCGCTCTATGTCGCGGGCGTATCGATCCCCGTCGCGGTGACTTATGGTGACACGGCAACCACGATCGCCACGAACATCGCTGCCGCGATCAACGCCTCGACCGGGCAGGCTGTGTCGACGATGGCCAATTGCGGCCTGCCGTGTACGGCCACCTCGGCGGCGGGCGTGGTCACGCTCACCGCGCGCAACGCCGGGCTGTGCGGCAACGATATCGACGTGCGCCTCAACTATCGTGGGAGCGCGGCGGGCGAAGCAACCCCGGCGGGCGTAACCGCGACGATCGCCACGCCGCAATTCACCGGCGGCGCGACCAATCCCACGATCACCACCGCGCTCGCTGCGCTGGCCGACCATTCCTACGACTTCATCGTCCTGGCCGCGAACGACAGCGCGACGCTGAATGCGGTGCAGGCGTTCCTGTCGGATCTGGCGGGCCGCTGGTCACCGCTGATGCAGATCTATGGCGGCGCCTGGTGCGCGGTGCGCAACACGGCGGGCGCACTGGCCACGGCGGGCGCTGCGCGCAACGACCAGCATCTGGAAATGGTCGGGTTCTATGATTCGCCCAGCCCGATCTGGTGGTGGGCCAGCTATTTCGCCGCGATCGAGGCAGCGAGCCTGCGCAACGATCCGGCGCAGCCGGTGCAATTCCTGCAAGGGCAGGGGCTGCTGGCGCCCCCATTGCAGTCGCGATTTCCGCTGACGGTGCGCAACACCACGCTGCTCTATGCGGGCATCACCACCTGGACTGTCAGCACCAGCGGCGTGGTCACGATCGAAAACGCGATCACGACCTATGTGACCAACGCGCAAGGGTCGCCCGACAACAGCTATCTCGAGATCGAGACGCTCTACACGCTGATGTACGTCATCCGCGCGCTGAAATCGGTGGTCACCACCAAATACGCGCGGGTGAAACTGGCGGCCGACGGCACGCGCCTGGCGCCCAACAGCAACGTCGTCACCCCCAGCACGATCAAGGCCGATATCATCGCCGCCTATATCGCGCTGGAAACGGCGGGCTTCGTCCAGGAATCGGACGTCTTTTCGGCGAACCTGATCGTCGAAAAGGACGCGACCAACCCCAACCGCGTCAACGTGCTGTGGCCCGGCATCCTCATCGATCAGCTGCGCGTGTTCGCCACGCTGATCCAGTTCCGCCTCCAGTAAGGATCACCCGCCATGTCCGCACTTGCCGGCGCACTCAGCCTGACCGTCGACGGCGTTCCCGTCGCGGTCGCAGGCCAGTGCGAATATCTCGTCAACTCGTCCGACCGCGAAACCCTCAAGGGGCAGGACGGTGTCCACGGCTACAAGGAAATGCCGAAGGAAGGCTGGATCAAATACAACGGCCGCGACAGCGGTGCGGTATCGATGGCTGCCCTGAACGCCACCAGCAACGCGACGGTCGTTGCGACGCTCGCCAATGGCAAAGTGATCATCGCGACCGGCGCCTGGCGCGATGGTGATCCTGCTGAAGTGAATACCGAGGACGGCACATTCTCGATCAAGTTCGCCTCGGGCAGCGTGACGGAGAACTGAGGTGCTGACCATTTCCGATGGGCCTGCCGAAGCGCCCACAGAAACCGCTGCCGCGCCGGCGCCCGGCACGCTGACCATCACGCTGAAACAGCCGGTCGAGCTTGGCCCGCTGGTATTCACCGAACTGAAGCTGCGCGAGCCGACCGGCGCCGAAATGATCGCCGTCGACAGCAAGCGCGGTTGGGCGATGGATATCGCCCTGATCGCGCTGGTCTCGGGCGTGCCCGAACCGGCGGTGGCGCGGATCGGCGGCGGCGACCTGATGAAAGCGCGGAAGTTCCTCGACCATTTTTTCGAATAAGGCCGACCGACTGGCGGCAGCGTCTGGTCGCGCTCGGCCGCATGTTCGGCAAATTTCCGGACGAAGTCGCCTTGCGGCCATGGTCGACCCTGAACGCCTGGTGGGATGCCGCGCATGAGCGATGAAATCGCAAAACTCGGCGTCGCCATCGTTGCCGACGATCAGACCAAGAGCGGTGTCAAGGCTGCTGAAAGCCGCCTTGAACAGATGGCCAAGCGCTCGAAGGGCGCGTTCGAAAAGTCCAGCGCGGCGCGCGATGCGTCGCTGCGGCGCAGCTCGTCGCGCATCATCGGCAGCTTTTCGCGCATCGAGCAGGCCTCTGCCCGGGTGTTCGGCGGGTCATCACTGACCGCAGGGATCGCCGGCCGGATGGAAGGCGTCGGCCGGGCTGCGGCGGTGATGGGCGATGCCATGGGCAGCGCAGCCAGCGAGGGCGGCGGCCTTGCGCGCGCGATGGGCGTGATCGGGGTGGCCGCAGCCGGGACGATCGCGGTTGCAGCGGCGGCAGGCTATGCCGCGTTCAGCCTGGCGAGCGACTGGGCCAAGAGCGCGTCGGCGATTGGCCGCACCGCCGACACGATCGGCGTCTCGACCAAGACGCTGCAGAATTTCACCAACGCGGCGGCACGCATGGATATCGATCCGGGCGCCGCAGCGGGCGGCCTGGGCGGACTGTCACAGACACTGAACGATGCGCGCTATGGCGCCAATCCCGGCGCGATGGCAGTGCTGTCGCGCCTGGGGATCAAGCTCAACCTCAACAAGGATGGCACCGTCAACACCGATGCCATGCTGCCGGTGATCGCCGACAAGTTCGCCAAGCAGACCAGTGCGGGCAAGCGGCTGATGGCGCAGCAGCTCGGAATCTCGCCCGCGCTGATCCCGCTGCTGTCGATCGGTGGTAAGGCGCTGTCAGCCGAGATGGCCGACGCGCAGAAGAGCGCGCCGTTCGAAAGCCGCAATACCATCAAGTCCGCGCAGCATATCCGCCGCGACATCGTGAAAGCCGGACAGGAGGCCGACCGGGGCAAGGCATGGGTCGCGCGCAATTCGGCAATAGCCGGCGACAAAGCGGCCCATACCGTTGTCGACGCGGTCGACCGCGCCGCCAAGACGATCAAGGATGCCGGCGAGGGCATGCAGAAAGGATCGAGCGACTTCGACAAGGCCGTGCGCCAGTTCGGCGCCGTGATGTCCTATCTCGGTGGCGGCCGCTATTACGGCACACCAGGCGCGGGCGACACCAGCCTCTATGCACGCATCGAACATGCCGAGGGATCGCGCCAGGACCAGGTGAGCCCCAAGGGCGCGATCGGCGTGATGCAATTGATGCCGGATACCGCTCGGCGCGTGGCAGCCGGCATGGGAATGCCGTTCGATGAAGGCCGGTTCCGCAACGATGAGACTTATAACCGGCTGATCGGGGACGCCTATCTCGACCAGTTGACCAAGAAATATGGCGGCGATGAAACGCTTGCCGCCGCCGCGTACAACGCGGGCGAGGGCAATGTCGACAAGTGGGTTAAACGCTTTGGTGATCCGCGCAGCGGCAGGATCAGCGACGCCGATTTCGCCGCGCATATCCCGTACAAGGAAACGCGCGATTACGTTCACAAAGTCGTCGTCGAATTCAAGAACGCGCCGCACGGCACCACGGCAACCACGCACGGCCCCAACGGCGCCATCAGCTATGGGCTGCCGGCATATGCCATAACGCACTGATCGGGATTGCCATGACCGCAATTTCCAGCCTCGCCACCGTGGCGCAGGGCGCGATCGCGCGCGCGTCGGCGCCAAAGCCGACCAGCGCGGTGCAGCCCGCGTCGTGGCGGGGCGTCAAGTTCGCCGTGCTGTCCAGTTCGGGCGGCGGGTCGCAGCGCCTGGCGATCCACCGCTATCCGGGCAAGGATGGTGGCTGGCCGGAACCGATGGGCCAGGACCTGGGCACGTATCGCCTGCGCGGCTTCGTCCTCGATGGCGATGTGAAACTGGGCGGGGCGACGATCGCGATGCAGCGGTCGAACCTGATCAAGGCCTGCCAGCAAAAGGGCCCGGGCACGCTGGTCCATCCGACGCTGGGCAACCTCAACGTCGTTTTGCCGCGCTGGCAGATCGGCGAGGCGCTCGACGCGTCGCGCTATTCGGAGATTGAGTTCGAATTCATCGACGCCGGCGCGCAGACATTCCCGACGGTTGCCGCCAGCAATTCCGGATCGCTCGGCGCCGCATCGAAGCTACAAACCGCCCTGCTTAGCGATGCGGTGAACGTGCTGGGCAAGCTGGCCTCAGGGCAGTCGATATCGGCGCTCAGCGCGCTGGGAATGGGCGTCGGCATCCTTGGGCTTGCTGGTGTTCGTGCCGATCTGGTCGCCACCATCGCAGGCTGGTCGGCCAAGGCGATTGCGCTGGCGCAGGATGCCACGTCGCTCGTGCGGCTCACGGCGGTGCTGCCGGGCAATTTCGGGCGTTTTTCGGCGGGCGGCAACAGCGGCCTGACCGGCAGCAACGCCTCGGCCTATTCGACCAGCACGACCGTCTCCGACCTGATCTCGGCGGCCAGCACCCAGCGCGTCGCCGTGGCCAGCGCCGCCAGCGCCTTTGAGGCAGCGGCGGCCGATGCCGATCTGACCAATGCCGCCACGTTGCAGCCTGCCGCCAGCGCGCTGATGTCGGCGCTGGTCGCCTGTTGCGCCGATCCGGCCGATGCCATCCGGCTGCTGCTGCAACTGATCGCTGCGACCGTCGCGGGCCTGCCGACCCAGACCATCTATGTGACCACGCAGCTTGTGCTGCGCGCCGCAGCTGCCGCGCTGTGCCAGGCAGCGGCCAGTTACCAACCCGCCAGCGCCACCGATGCGGCAACCCGCATCGAACAGATCTGCCCTGTGCTCGATGCGCTGGCGGTGGCGGCGTCAGCGATGGGCGATGATGACAGCTATGCCACGCTGTCGGATTGCCGGGGTGCGGTCGCGGCCGATCTGCGCGCGCGAGGCGCCACACTGGCGCAAGTGACGACATTCGACACGCCGGCGCCGATGCCGGCGCTGGCGCTGGCGCAATCGCTCTATGGCGATGCGACGCGCGCCGATCAGTTGGTGGCGCAGGCCGACCCAGCGCACCCGCTGTTCTTTCCAACATCATTCCAGGCGCTCGCATCGTGACCACGGTATCGAGCGCCAGCAGCGAGATCGTTGTCAGCGGCACAAGCCAGCCCGCCGATCAGTTGACCCTGCTGGTCAACGGCCAGGTGATCTCCGGGTGGGAAGACGTCGCGGTCACGCTGCGGCTAGAGGGGTTTCCCAACAGCTTTGACGTGCGCGCATCGATCGGCCCGGCCGGGCAGGCGCCCATCGCCGCCGGCGATGATTGCGTGGTAAAGCTGGGCAACGATACCGTGATCACCGGCTGGGTCGATCGCGTGGCTGAAACCGGCACGGCGGAAAGCCACCAGATCGCAATATCGGGGCGCGGCCTGACCGAAGATCTGGTCGACTGCGCCGCCGAATGGCCATCGGCGCAGCTCGTCGGCGGCAATGCGCTGACGATCGCGCAACGCCTGGCAGACGCCTATGGTATTGACGTGATCATGGCCGATGGCGCCGACCCGGGTCCGACCGTGGTATCCTGGGCGCTGAACTATGGGGAAACCGGCGCGGACATCATCCAGCGCGTTGCGCGCAACGCCGGGCTGCTGGCCTTCGAAAACGCGCAAGGCCAGCTCGTGCTGGGCATCGTCGGCAGCACGACCGCAGCCAGCGGCATTGTCTATGGCCAGAACGTCGAGGTCTGGTCGGTCGAACAATCGATGGACCAGCGCTTTTCGGACTACATCGGTTGTTTTCAGTCGCTCGACACGTTCGGCGCACTGGGTGGCAGCGATTTCTTCGCCGGGGCGAGCGACCCGAACGTGCCGCGCCATCGCGTCACGCACCTGATCATGGAGGTAGTGGCCGCCGATCCGCAGGATTTCACCCAGCAACGCGCCCAGTGGGAGGCGGCGCGGCGGGCAGGGCGGTCGTTCGTGGTCAAAGTCACCGTCGACAGTTGGCGCGACAGCGCCGGCAATCTTTGGATGCCCAACACGCTCGTCTCGATCGACGTCCCTGGCGCCGCCAGCGCGCAGACCGGGGCGCTCGTCATTGCCGAAGTCACATTCCGCCGCAACGAGGATCGCGGCACCGTGGCAGAGATCCTGGCCATGACGCCCGCGGCGTTCTTGCCCGAACCGATCGTGCTGCAGCCGGTCAACACGGCGGCGCTGACCGGATGAGACAGTTTCTTGCCAATCTGGTCGGCGCTGGCAACGTGACCACCGTCGACGATACCGGACCCGTGCAGCAGATGCAGGTGACCGAACCGGCGGCGGGATCGGGCTTTGGCAGCCGCGTGCTCGACAAAGTGCTGCGGATCTTCCAGTTCGGTTTCACCAGCGTGCCGCCGCTCGGATCGCAAGTGGTCACCCTGCGGCGCGGCGGCGACCGCTCGATCACGATCGTGATCGGCACCAACCATCAGGCCTCGCGCCCCACCGGCCTGCAGCCGGGCGACAGCGCGATGTACGATGTGCGCGGCGTGATCATCAAATTCACCGCAGCAGGCCCGCTGATTGACTGTGGTGGCCTGCCGTTCGTGGTGCAGAACACCACGGGCATGCACGTCAAGGGCGCACTGACCGTCGACGACGATGTGACCGCACTGGCGGCGTCCGATCCGCTGGCGATCAGCACCGTGCGCAGCACGTTCAACGCGCACGACCACAGCGGTGTCACGGCGGGCACCGGCACCTCCAGCACGCCAACGGCCGAGCTATGACCGATATCCAGACCGGGTGGAACCGCACGACGCGTGCGGCAGACTGGGTATTCCTGCCGGGCAATGACGCAACCGACCCGACCAATTCGCTCACCTATGGCAACGACCTCGCCACCGCCGCGCTGATCAGCCTGTTCACCGATGCGCAGGCCGATCCCGACGATGTGATTCCCGACGGCACGACCGACCGGCGCGGATGGTGGGGCGGGGCGATAGGGTCGAAGATCTGGCTCTATGTCACGCGCGGCAAGGCGACGCCCGAACTGCCCAGCCAGGTGCAGCAGGCGGCATCCGATGCGCTGCAATGGTTCATCGATGACGGCGTGGCGACGTCGATCGACGTCGCTGCGTTCTATGCCGCCGCCGGCAAGCTGGTTCTGACCGTCAAGATCCATCGCGGCAACGGATCGTCGCTCGCGCTTCAGTTCGCCGATTTGTGGGATAGCCTCTGATGCCGTTTCCCCGCCCGACGATCGCCGCGCTGCGCAGCTCGGCCTCGCAGGCGATCGCCGCCGGACTGCCCGGTGTCGATACGCTGGTGCGCTATTCCAATCTGGGGATTCTCGGCGACGTTCAGTCAGGCCTCGCGGACGGCTGCTATGGCTATCTCGACTGGATCGCGCAGCAGTCTGTGCCGTTCACCGCGACCGACGAGTTCCTGGCCGCCTGGGCGGCACTGCGCAGGGTCTATATCAAAGACGCCGCCGCAGCCTCGGGCACCGCGTCGTTCCCCTGGACCGCAGGCACGATCGGCCTCGGCACCCAGATCACGCGCGGCGATGGCGCCGCGTTTGTCACCACCGGGGCGGCGACGGTTGCCGGCGGGACGATCACCGTACCGGTCAGTGCGGTAACTCCGGGCGCGGCAGGCAATACCCCTGTCGGCACAATGATGTTCCTGTCGACCGGGATTACCGGAATCACGCCGCAAGGCGTGGTGGCCGCCGCGATCGCGGGCGGTGCCGATATCGAAACGCAGGACGATTTTCGCAGCCGCATGCTGCAGGCCTATCAGGCGCAGCTGCAGGGCGGCGCGGCGGCCGACTATATCCAGTGGGCATTGTCTGTGCCCGGCGTCACCCGCGCCTGGTGCATCCCGCGCGGTTACGGCCCCGGCACCGTCCAGGTCTATTTCATGATGGACGTGGTCGAGGCCGCCTATGGCGGCTTTCCGCAAGGGTCGAACGGCTTGGCCGCGGGCGACACGCGCGACGTTGCCGCGACCGGCGATCAGCTTGTCGTGGCGAACTATCTGGCGACGGTGCAACCGGTCTGCCCGCGGGTCTATGCCCTGGCACCCACTGCCAACACGATCGCGATGACAATTTCGGGCCTGGCCGGCGCCGGGGCAACGGTCCAGGCCAATGTCGCTGCCGCATTCGCCGCCGCATTGCAGGTCAACGCCTCGCCGGGCGGCACGCCGAATGGCGGGGTCACTGATATCAGCGCGATCGAATCCGCGATCAGCGCCGTCGCGGGCACCAGCGGCTTCGTCATCACCAATATCACCGCCAGCGCCGGCAGCGTATCGCCCGGCAGCGCGGGCAATATCACGTCGAATAAAGGCGCGCTGGCAGTGCCCGGCGCGATCACCTACACCTGATGGCCTCGCCTTACTACACTCTGAACGCGCACACTGCTGCGGACTATGCGGCCGCGGCCGTTGCGCTGATGCCTCGCGGCCGCGCTTGGGTTGCGGGCGATGCTGCCTCCAACCAGGCAGCCGTCAACGGCGCACTGGCGCAAATATGGGCCGAATTCGACGCCGCCGCGACCCACGTGCTTAGCCTTTCATCCCCCGGCGCAAATCCCGATCTCCTGGTCGAATGGGAGGAAACGCTCGGGCTGTCGACATCAACGGATGGACTGAACAACGAACAACGCGGCGCGCAGGTCTTGTCGCGCTTCGTTGGCGGCGGCGGTCAGAGCGAGGCCTATTTCATCGCCTTTGCCTCTGCACTCGGCTTCACGATCGAGATCACGGTCTATGCGCCATTTCGCGCGGGCGTCGCGACGGCGGTCGGCGCGGTCTACGATGACGACTGGTGTTATTCCTGGGGTGTGACCGTGGTGGCAAACACCAGCGGTTTTGATCCCTCGGTTTTGATTGGCCTGCTGCAGCCGATGGCCCCGGCCGAAACCGCCGTCTTCCTTCTGTAGGATCACCCCATGTTCAATATCGACACAGCATCGGCGGCCGCCGAACTGCCAGCGCCGGGCGCTGCCGGCACGCCGGGTTATTTCACCAATGGCGATCCCACCGCTGGCACGCCGCCGACCACGATCAGCGCCGACTGGCTGAACGGCATCCAGGCCGAGTTGCTGTCGATCTTGTCGGCAGCCAGCATCGAGCCGAACAAGACCGAATTCAATCAGGTGCTGACCGCGCTGCGCGATATCTTCATGCCGATCAACGGCGGCTTTGGCGTCGGTTACGCCTGGTTCAATGAAACCGGATCGCGCGTGTCCGGAACGACCTATACCAATACTGAAGCGGGCCCGATCGCGGTCCTGGTGGCATTTCCCGACACCAGCGGATCGTCGCCCGAGATCAGCGTCACGGTCGGCGGGACGACGATCATCAACGCATTTCTCTATGACACCAGCACCAGCGCAGCATCGGCGATTGCGTCGTTTCTGGTGCCGCCAGGCGCAACGTATTCGGTCTATTGGCCCACGGGCGAAAGCTACAGCAGCCCCGGCGCGGTCCAGTGGAGCGAAATGCGCCTGAACGCGACAGGCTGACGGGGGTGGTTATGCGCTATTTCAAAGACCCGGCGGGCGATGTTTTCGGCTATGACGAAGCTCGGCCATCCCAAGCCGCGCTGATGACAAAACAGGCCGTCGACGAAGGCTGGCAAGAGGTCACGGCATCGTGGCCGCCGCCGCCGACACTCGGGCAAGCGCAAGCGCGCGCAATCCGCCTGCTGGCGCGCGCGCACGCCGCCAGTCGATCCGCACCGGTGTGCTACACAACCGCGGCAGGCGTCGATGCGGCATTCGCGCGGGATCAGGCGGCGCGTGACAATCTGGCCGAAACGATCGCGGCCGGGGCCGCAAAATGGACTGCCAATCTGTGGCTCGACGCCGATGGCAACGTGGTTTCGCCCTTCAGCTTCGCCGATCTGGAAGGGCTGAGCGCCGCGATCGCGGCATTCCGGCCACCAGCCCATGCCGAATTTCTGGTCAAAGTCGCAGCCGTTCACGCCGCGACGACGGCCGACGCGGTCGCGAAAGTTACGCCCTGATGGCGACGTGCACATTCAACGTGGGGGCAACGATCCTGATCGGCATCGAATGCTTTGGCGCGATCAACGATGATTTGATCGGCGCGACATGCGTGGCGACGCTGAAGGCGGCGGTTGAGACTGTCGATGGCTGGGCTGTACCGCCTGCAGCGAACGCCGCCGTTGCAACCTTCACACCCGTCGCCCGCGCCGCATCGGCCGAGGTCGGGCCGGGATGGAATCTGTCGATCGACAGCGAAACCTCAGCCGCCTTGCCGCTCGGCACTTATGTCACCAACGCGGTGATCACGCTCGCCAATGGGCTGGTCGTGAAAACCGCTGCCTTGTTCATCACGCTGACGCAGGCGACCGCATGACCGATATCAACGTGCGCTGGCTGGTGCCGGCAGGACCCGCACCCGCCGCGACGATTGGCACGCCGGGTGCGACCTGGCCGCAGCAGCTCTATGCCGCCGGGCTGATCAGCGCGCCGACAGTCGATGCCGCCGCAGCCTATATGGTCGCGGGCTGGCAGGTCGTGACCGAAAGTATGACGGCGGTTTCGGGCCAGTTGCTGTCGGTCGATACGACCGCCGGGCCCGTCACCATCACACTGCCTGCCGGCGGCGGGATTGTCTCGCTGCGCGACAACGCGGGCACGTGGGTCACCAACCATGTCACGGTGGAGGGCAATGGCCCGCTGATTGTGGGGTCTGCGGCGTTTACGCTCGATATCACCGGATATCGATTTGATTTCAACGAAGTTGGGGGCGTCTGGCGGTGGCAGATGACCTTTCTGTACGGGAGCGTATCATGACAGTTCCATCTGCCAGCCAGTATACGCCGGCGACGCTCGCGCTGCAGCAGACGCCTTACGTGGCCGCGACGTCGTCGCCGCTGATCGCAACATGCGTCGCCGGTACCGGCGTCACGATCACCAGTCCCGCAGGGCAGGAAGCGACCGGCGCGGGCACGAGTGAAACGCCCTGGATTCTCGGGCCATTCGAGCCGCAGCTTTCGCGGCCGATCCACCTGGTGCTGAATGCGATTGGCGCCAGCGGCACCGCGCAAGTCCTGCGATCAACCGATGGCGGCACAACCATGCTGCCGATCACCAGCGGCGGCGCGATCGCGGGCGACTATGCCTTTGGCCTCGGCGCTCCCCAGACCGGTATCGTGGTCAACGAACCGATCCGCACCGAAACCGATGCAGCCGCAACCTTTTACCTGGCCGTGACGCTGACCGCCGGCACACTCACCGTTCGCAAGGCGCAGTGACATGCCTGATCCCGCAGAACACGGCGCGATGATCGCCACCGCGCTTGAGCGTCTGGCTGCACAACAGCGCGACATCGAACGGGTCGATGATGATGTCGACGAGGTGGACCGGACTTTGAGCGCTGAGATCAAGGATCTGCGCAAGAGCATCGAAACGCTCGTCAGCGAAATTTCCTTGATGCGCGCAGAGGCGGCGTTGCGCGATGGCGAAGTGCGCATGCTCAAGCGCGTGATGACAGCGCTTGTCGCCATCGGTGGCCTCTTTGCCACGCTGTTCAGCGGGCTGCTGACGCCACCCCACCACTGAAAGGCCGGCACGATGAGACTGACACCCCGCGTCGTGGCCTACACGTCGCACGAGGAGGGTATTGCGCGCGAGGCCTATCTGGACAGCGCGCAGCCGCCGGTGTGGACCTGGTCGATGGGCCTGACGGCCGCCGCGGGCATCAACGTTCTGCAATACCGCAATCGGCCGGCGCCGATCGAGGTATGTCTCAACGCTGCGATCGAACGCCTGAACGCGGCCTATCTGCCCAATGTAAATCGGGCTTTTGCGGGCCATGCGCTGAATGACGCCCAACTGGCTGCCGCAGTCAGCTTCGAATGGAACACCGACGCGATCGGCCGGGCCGACTGGGTGCATCACTGGATCGCCGGCAACATGGCAGCCGCGCGCCGAGATCTGACCTTCAACTATCTGGGCGGCGGCCAGCTCGCCGATCGGCGCAAGCGCGAGGCGGCGCTGTTTTTCGACAACACTTGGCCCGCCGATATGCATTGCCCGGTCTGGCAGGTCAGCCACCCCGGATACCGCCCGTACAAGCCGGTGGCGACTGATGTGATGCCGATCCTGCAATCGATCATGGGGGGTGCGTGATGGGCTGGCTCAAACAGGCGCTGACCGGCGCCGACAACCAGACGATCGCGATCGGACGGCTGATCGGCTTTTCAATCGCTCTTGTCCTGCTGATCGGTTTGCCGGTCACGGCTGCCGCCACGATCATCGCGGGGATCGTGGAAGTCGAAACCTGGGCAACGTTCATGACTGCCCTGCAGGTTTATGTCCCGCTGGTGGTCGCCGCGATCGGCGGCCTGGTCTGGGGCACAAATAGCACCGAGCCGCGGCCGCGCGATGATCGAGACGGCGACCCTTCGCACCCCTGACCCGCTGGCGCTCAATTTCAGCGCCTGAAACGGAGACACTTCCCATGAAACTGATCCGCTGCCTGGCGGCGCTGCTGGCGCTTGTCTGCTGGACGCCCCTGCTCGCCCAGACCGCCCAGGCGCCGACCTATCAAAAGGGCAACCAGGTCACGACGGCGGACGGCATCTTCGTCGTCGACAAGAACGGCAATCCGTTCGGCACGTCGAGCAATCCACTCAATGTGACCGGCACAAACGTCGTTACATCACTTCCGACGCTGCCCGCCGGGTCGAACGTGATCGGTGGTGTGACGATCAGCGGCACGCCCTCGGTCGCGCAGTCGGGCACGTGGAGCACAGGCCGCACGTGGTCCTTGTCCAGCAGCACCGATACGGTGACCGCATCCATTTCCGGCACCCCGAGTGTGGCGCAATCAGGCACGTGGAATTTCAACTGCACGTCGGGCTGCAGCGGCGGAGGCGGTGGTACCGCAGTGCAGGGCTCCGGATCATCGTCAAACCCGTGGTACTGGTTGCCTGCCAGCGGCGCAAACACGGCGCTGGAAAGCGGCGGCAACCTGGCCGCAGCCGTATCGCAACTGACGTCTGCCAACAGCGCGCTGACCTCAGCCAATGCCACGCTCAGTTCACAACTGGCCGCCGTACAAACCGTTGCGGGATCTGTCACTGCGCCGATCAATGCCCAGACCACGCACCAGGTGCTCATCGGCGCAGTCGAGGGCGCCACGGCGGCAGGCACTGCCAGCCCCTATCCTCTGACCATTCAGGGTAGCGCCAGCGGTGTTGCCGTCCCGATCGGCCCGACCACCGTCGCCGCCAACACCAGCGGCTCGGTCAATATCGTGCAGGGTTCGGCAAGCGTGGCGATCAGTGCCACGACCAGCGGCACCGTGCAGCTCGTGGCGCTGGCATCAGGCAAATCGATCTATGTCACCCACATCCATGTGATCGCCGGGTCCTCGGCCGGGTTCGCGCTGATCTATGGCACCGGCACCAATTGCGGAACCGGCACGGCCTATCTCGACGGCGCCAGCGGCAACACCATGGCCTTTACCGCCAACAGCGGGTATTCGGCCGGCGTCGGGCTTGGGCCGGTCTATGTCGTGCCGTCCGGCAATGCGCTGTGCGCGGTATTCTCCACTGCCGCGAACTATGCCGGTTCGCTCACCTATTCGCAGTTCTGACGATGCGGCGCCTCGTCACCCTGCTGGCCCTCGCGCTGGCGTGGATCACCTCGCCTGGCGCGCTGGCGCAGTCAGTCACCAAAGTGGCCGATACCGCGTGCTCCACATCGACCACGACATGCACCGCATCGATCACCGCATCAGTGCCGGCCGGGTCGTTTCTCATCGTCGTGATATCCACCCAAACGAACCCATCGTCAAAGCCAGTGTTGGCTGACAATGCCACCACCACAAATTGCAGCGGCGCCTATCCGACAAACGCCTTTCCATATGTCTATGCCTATACCGCAGTTGCGGTGTGCGCCTCGACGTCGGGCGCGATGACCAGCGGCACAACCTGCGGCAGCGGTGGCACCACGCAATGCGCGATCACTCTCACGGACACCGGCAGTTATTACTGGACCATGCAGGCGTATGTGGTCTCTGGGGTGACCGGTTATGACAAAGCCGGGGTGCAGGTCACTGGCACGACATTCACGAATGGCTCGCCGACCTCTTTCGCAACATCACCGACCCTTGGTTACACATCGGAGTGGGCGCTTGGCATCATCGCCCTGGGCACCGGCGCCACCAGCGACAGCATGGCCAGTTACACCGGCGGTTACGCCTCGATCGGCAGCCGCGTCGGCGCCACCAACCGGCCAGAGTTCTTTTTGGCCGCGCAGACACTGACGAGCGGTACGGCCACGCTCGGCGCCACGCCCACCATAACCACCAAAAACTTCAACTCTGTCGTACTGCTGTTTCCCACCACCGGCGCCAGTCGCCTCGGGTGTGTCGGGCTGTTGCTGGGGGCTGGTTGCTGATGCGCCTGATAATTGCCTTTCTGGCCGCGCTGTTGATCGCATCGCCTGCGCATGCGCGCCCGATCGTGTGGGGTGGCACGCCCTGCACGAACGCCGCCACGGACAATGATGGCTGCTATAATGGCGGCGCAGTCCAGGTACCGACGTTCTTTCGCGGCTATGCCACGCAAGGATCGGCGGGCGTCAGCTACCCTTCGTCGACCAGCACCAACCCATGGTATTCTGCGATCAACCCGACCACCAGCGTGCAGCCGGTGATCTATCCGACGCGGCCTTCATGGAATGTGGCCGGGGTCGACTATGCGGTCGGCATGCCGCGCTGGCAAATGCCTACGCTTGGCAATCTGCACCCCTCGTATCTCAAAGACCCGGCGCAAATCGCGACAGACCCGCTGATCAACCCAAAGCAGCAGGGCGAAAACTGCCAGTTCTATGCCTCGAACACAGCCGTGTCGGGCGGCGTGACAGCGGGCACCACGGCCACGCCGTTCCCGTTCCCTCTGGGCGGGGCGGGCATTTATTGCAGCAACAGCACCGGATCGACGAACCAGCTCATCTTTGACGGGTACAATTTCGCGTGGAACAGCAGCACCGGTTGGGGCTGCCTGCCGATCTATTTCGCGAACAAAGGCTGGGGCACCAGCGCGGCGAACACCAGCCCGAACACCGCCAATGTCATCATGCGCAATTCGCTGTTTGTCGAAGGGCCCAACTGCAACATCTGGGGTGGCATCAACCAGGGATCTGGCACGGCCCAGGCAGGCCCGGAAAATGCCGGAGCGGTCTATGCGGTGGCGTTCGCGAATGGCTCGACCACGCTCAACAGCCTCGCATTCATGAACAACACCATCTATGGCTGCGGCGGCGATGCACTGGCGACGGCACTGGAAACTGCGCTGTGCAGCGCCAGCTTCAATTCCACCACTTATGCAGCGGGGTCCATAACCGGATGGGTGACCGGCGCCACGGTCGGGGTCGCGCCGTTCAATGGGCATTTGCTCGGCATTTCTGGTGGTACGGCATGGATCGAATTCAACGCCTTCATGCACCTGCCCGGCCGCATGTTCGATATGGGCAACGTCAATATCGGCAACCACACGATCGTCGTCGCCAACAACTATATCGAGGGCATGCTCTACAAACAGGAGCCCGGCGTCCTGTTCAGCAGCATCGTTTGTTCGGCCAATTGCTCCACCGCTTCGCCATCCACCCCCGCGCAAGAAGTCGTCACGACCGTTGCGCCTCATGGCATCCCGGTGGGCAGCTATTACAGCCTGGTGCTGTCCGGCAACGGCGCAGCGGGTGATTATTGGGGTGGCACGTTCACCTTTCAGGCCACCGACGCCACGCACCTGACGTTTCAGAGCGTCGCCAATGCGGCCGACTGGACCTATAGTGGATCGGGCAACTATGGCTGGGTCTACAGCAATTTCGGCCATGGCGAACTCTGGAACACCGCAGCCACGACCAATGGCGCCACGTTCACCGGCACGATCAGCGGCAACACGCTCACCGTGTCGGGCCTGTCGGGCACACTGACGGCCGGGCAATATGTCACCGCCAACGGCGCCGCAGATGGCGTGATCAACGGCACGATCAGCGGCACCACACTCACCGTCAACAGCGTCACGTCGGGCACCCTCGCAGCGGGTCAGATCATCGCTGCAGCGTCAGGTTCAGGCCTCAGCATTCCGGCCGCTGTGACCATCGTGTCGGGCAGCGGATCGACCTGGACGCTCAGCCAGGCGCTCGGCACCATCGGGCCCGGCACGATCAACACCTATGACGCGATTCCCGCGCCAACTTATATCACGGGCGGGTCGGGCAGCACGTGGACGCTCAACCAATCGCTGGGAAATATCGGCCCCACGCCGATGACGGCGCCCTATTACACCCCCGGCATTGCGGGCGGCACCACGACTTATGTGGTCAGCTACAACACCTATCTCCAAACCCCTTCGGCCTGGGGCTATGGCGGCACGGCGATCCTGTGGCCGCAGACCAACAGCAATCTGATGGGCGTGCCGCTCGCAACACTCACCGGGTCGATCGATCACAATGTGCTGATATCCGATCTGCAGAACAACGCGCGCCATTTGCAGAATTCCTATGGCGTGTCGTTTCAGGCGACAAAGCTGGCCGGCTTCACGCTGAACAACAACTATTTCGATCCGACCGGGCAATACTATTGCTGGATCGGCTACACGCTCGATTCCGGCAGCGGGCCGACGCTCAGCGGCAACGTCAACCTGCTGAACCCGTCCGACCCTTATGCCAACACGATGGATAGCTATGCCATCATCCCCTACGTTTCGGGTGCGGGCACCAACACCCAGGGCGAAAACGGGCTGGTCTATAACCCTGCCAACGGCGTGCTGACCATCACGCTCGCCTCGAACGCCACGTTCTCCGCCGGGCAGCAATTTTTCATCCGCAACGGCACCGTGAATACCGGCACCAACTATCTGGCTGGTACGCTCACCGCCGCCAGCGTGTCGGGCGCAACGGTCACAGTGAACCTGGCGCCAGGATATACCGGTGTGCCGACCAGCTTCACCGGCGACATCACACTGATCAATAGCAGCGGCCAGGCTCAGGCCTGCTACGGGCATAATTGAGGCACATTTCCATGGCTGACACCCCGCACACGCCGGCGCACGAGGAACTCGAATCCCTGCGCGTCGATGTCGAATATCCCGAGCACCTGGCGCGCGCCACGGCGAGCACCGCGGAATTCGACCACAACAAGTCCTTGCTGGTCAAAAAGCGCAAGACGCCATGCTTCAAGTGCGGCGGCAAAGAGCACCTCGAGGTGCACCATTTCATCATCGAATGGAGCGAGTGGAACAACGCCGATCCGGCCAAAGTGCTCGGCCTAATGCACCATTTCGACATCTATGGTGACGCCGCACTGCTGGGTGAGAAGCCCGTCGCCACCCCCGACGACCTGCGCAACCTGATGGTGTTGTGCGTCGCCTGCCATCGCGGCGCCGGCCTGGGCATCCACCAGGTGCCCGTGCCTTTCTGGTTCGCCGACCTCGTCAAGCGTGATGGCGCGATCGTGCTGAAACCCGCTCACGCAAAGGAATCCTGACCATGACTATCGAAACCCTCGAAACCGCCGCCAAGGCTGATCTCGCTTATGGCGTCGGCGAACTGAAATTGGCCACCACCGACATCAAGGCCCTCGTCGCCAACCGCGTCGGCGATGTCGTGATCGCGCTGATCGTGCTCGGCTCGATCGTGCTCGGCCACGCGCTGTAACACCCTGCGCGCGCTGGCCTCGCTGGCGCGCGCCATCCACAGGAGGTGACGATGCTCACCGCGATCCTCAGCCTGTTCAAAGGCTGGTCTATCCTGTCCTCGATCGGCGCCTGGTTCACCGATGCATGGGCATGGGCCGCCAAGAACCCGCTGGCCGCCGCCGTCGCCGCGCTGGTGCTGATCTGCGCTGTGCTGGGCTGGTATGCTCACCACGAGGCTGCAACGGCCACCAAGGCCCGCGCCGACGAGGCGCAGGCCGAAAAGGCGCTGACGGTCGAACAGGCCAGCAATGCGCGCCTGCAAGCGGCTCTGGACGCGCAGAACGCCGCCGTGGCGCAACTGGGCAAAGACAGCACCACAGACGTGACACAGGGCAACCAGGCCGATGCCGCCGCCCTGGCGCGATCGGCCCAGCGCGCGGCCGAAGCACAGGCGATCGTCATTCCGCCGGCGGCCAACGGCAAACCCGGCTGCCCGACGCCTGCTGATGTCATCGCCGCGAAAAAGGATCTGTGATGCGAACCTGTGCAAAAATGGCAATAGTTGTCGCCTGCCTCGCCCTGGCTGCCTGCGCCAGCGCGCCGCCGCCCGCAATCGATGACAAAGTGGTAACGGTGCAAGTCCCCGTCGCCACCCGCTGCGTCGATCCGGCCAAAGTGCCCGCCGCCGTGCCGCCGGCGCAAGTCAACGGCGATGCCGAGCACGATGTCAGTGTGCTGGCGCAGGCCGACCTGGCGCTACGATCTGCGGTCGACCAGCTCATGGCATTGATCAGCCCATGCACGGTAACGCCGGCTCAGCCTGCAGCTCAGACAAATTGATAAAGTTGGAAGGGGTCAGCCCAGCGGCCATCCCCTTTTTGCGTTCTGGGCCAGCGCGGGCAACAACTCGTTCTCGGTCAGCTTGCGCAGTTCCAGGAACGCCACATAGGCGTCGGGCTTCAGGTGCACCCCATGCTCGCACCGCGCGCCCTCGGGGAAGTCGCGCAGACGGTGATACAGCGCATCGAGGCGCTCGTGCAGTTCAGAGGAGTCCATCATTGCGCGTCTGCCGGAACGGGCAACCGCGCAATCTGCGTTTTCAACTCTTCGCGGCGCGCGGCCTCTTGCTGTTTGTCCCACTCTACCTGGTATGAAATCAGAAAGTCGGCCACATGGTCGTTCATCAGTGCGCCCAGGCGATAAGCCAGCTCGCGGCTGACATCGCGCTCGCCCTGCAGCACGTGATGCAGATTGGGACGAGCCACGCCGATCAGGCGCGCAAGCGGGGCGATCTTGAGCCCATATTGCGGTAGCAGCGTATCGCGGATGAACACGCCGGGATGGATGTGGAGCGGAGGCAGCGGCCCCACCTTCATTTCCTGCGGGTCGGTGATCTTGAAATTTTCCGTTTCGCGCTGAGACATCATGTCACTCCTTCACCCTGCCATATGTATCATCACAGGATACATGCGCAAGGATTTTGTTTCGCGCTGGGATACATTTTACACAGAGCGGGAGCGGTGGGCGGGGAATTCCCCGCCCGGCTCGATTAGTGGTAATCCTCATAATCAAGGACCGTGACTTCCTGCCTCGCGATATCAACGCGGAAGGTCAGCCGATAATTGCCGGTGACAGTCAGGGCCCATTTGCCGGGCTGGCCGGGCTTCAATTCGTGGGCCTTCCATTTCGGAAAGGCGAGCAGGTCAAGCGGATGATTCATGACCCGGATAGCCGCCAGCATTTCGATAATGCGGCGCGTCTCAAACGGATCGAGACCCTTCACGGCGGTCAGGCCCGGATTTTCAACCAAGGCCTTCAACCGCTTGTCCCGGATCGTAATGATTTTCATAAACTGCCTCCTTCGCTGTGTACCCTGTTGGGATACACATTTCAGGCGAGGGGGTCAAGATAAATGTATCCCATCAGGATACTTTTTGCGATTGGCCAGCGGACCGGACGACGCAACACCATAGTGCGCACAGACCGTCTCATGGCTCAAAAGCAGTGGTGATGGCGCGAAAAGGGCCGCTCAAATTGGGGGTATCGATGGGGGTATCGTTCGCGCGGCCGCGCGCGATTTTTCGCTGAATTCTGCGATTTCGACCGCATCGCGCGGCGGAGGGATTATCCGCCGCGCAATTGACCGACGAACCGGGTCCATGTCCGTTGAAAGGCGCGTTTTGCCGCCGCTTTGCTGCTCACGATTCCGCGCCGTTTTGTTCCGTATCCAAGGTCTATGCGGTCGATTGAATAGAGCCACTTTCCAGAGCGGCCTGAGATCGGCGTAATCAACCCCACCAGAAATTCGCCGTGCGTGACGATATAGCCATCGCCGCTCACTGTCAGCCGCAGCGGCTGAATTTCTATCGCCTCGGGCTCTTTCATTGGATCCACTATATGCTGACAATCGGCGCGGTGAAAGCCGCGACGCCGCAGGCGCGCGCGTACAAACTGTTCGACGCCGGCGGCCTGCATCTGCATGTCGCACCGACCGGGTGCAGATCGTGGCGGCTGAAATATCGCCATGGTGGCCGGGAAAAGCTGCTGACGTTTGGCCGGTTTCCGGAAATCTCGCTGCCCGAGGCGCGCGCCATGCGCGAGACGGCAAAGGCCGCGCTACGCGAGGGCAGGGATCCTGCCGCGCCCGTTTATGCAACAGACCGCACGTTTTATGCAACGGCATGCGCCTGGCATGCGCTGCGCGCGCCCGGTTGGTCGACCACGCACGCGGCCGACGTACTGGCCAGCCTGGCGCGCGATGTCTTTCCCGCGATCGGCGCCATGCCGATCGCGGCGATCACGCCGCCCGATGTGCTGTCGGCCGTGCGCGCGGTTGAGGCGCGCGGGCAGTGCGAAACCGCGCGGCGCATCCGCCAGCGGATCGGCGCGATTTTCGGCTATGCGATGTCCGAAGGCTGGTGCACCACGAACCCGGCCGCTACCACCGCACGGGCCATGCTCCCCCCAAAACTCACGCAGCCGCACCCGGCGCTGACTGAGATTGAGTCATGCCGCGATCTGCTGACCGCGTGCGATCATATCGCCGGGCCCAACAATATGGTGGCGCTAGCATCCCGGTTCCTCGCGCTGACGGCCGTGCGCCTCGATGCCGTGCGCGGCATGCGCTGGGAGGAAATCGAGCTGATCGACAGCCGCCCGGTCTGGCGTGTGCCGCCCGATCGCATGAAGCTCGCCCGGTCCAAGAAGCAGGACGCGCGCTTTGCGCACCTGGTGCCGCTGTCGGCCGCGGCGATCGCGGTGCTTGACCGGGTCGAAGCGCTCGAGCGCGGCGCGCGGTGCGCCCTGGTCTTTCCCGGCGCGGGCGGTTCCGGCCCGATGGGCGAACGCGCGATCGGCAATCTCTATCTCCGCGCAGGCTTCGCCGGCCGCCATGTGCCGCATGGCTGGCGCGCCTCGTTCAGCACAATCATGAACGAGTTGATGCCCGAACACCGCGACGCGATCGACCTGGCGCTGGCACATGCGGGGAAGGGCAAAGTCGAAGGCGCCTATAACCGTGCGCAGCTGCTCGGCCAGCGTCGCGCGCTGTTCGACCGGTGGGGCGAATTGCTCACCGGGGAATATTCCAAGGAATAATTTTCCCCAATTTCCCCGCCGCGAGGCGGGGGTGCCCGGGCGGCAACCCGGAAAGCCGACGAGGGCATACCTCGCCACGACCAGCAGGCCAAACTGGCCGCCCCGCACCCATGCAATGGGCCGGGGTTTTCGTGGACGACAAACCCTGATGGAACCGCAAACCCTATCCTTCGTAAAACCCGTCAATCCCGCCGCCGGATATCAGGGCGGAAAGCGCAATCTGGCGCGCCGCATCTGCGCGCTGATCGATGGCACGCCGCACGATGGCTGTGCCGAGCCGTTCGTCGGCATGGGCGGCATCTTCCTGCGCCGGTCGACCAGGCCGCGCACCGAGGTGATCAATGACATTTCGGGCGATGTGGCGACGTTTTTTCGCGTGCCGCAGGAGCATTACCCCTATTTTATCGACATGCTGCGGTTTCGCGTGGCGAGCCGGGCGGAATTCGACCGGCTCAATGCACTGCCACCCGATCGGCTGACAGACCTGCAGCGTGCAGCGCGCTTTGTGTATCTCCAGCGCCTGGCATTCGGCGGAAAGGTGCAGGGCCGCACATTCGGGGTCAACTCGAACGCCGGAGCGCGGTTCAATATCTCAAAGCTGGAACCGATGCTCGCCGATATTCACGACCGGCTATCCGGCGTGACGATCGAGCAGCTTCCGTTCGACGCTTTTATGGCGCGTTATGATCGGCCGGGGATGCTGGTCTATCTCGACCCGCCCTATTTCGGCTGCGAAACCGATTATGGGCTCGGTGTTTTTGCGCGCGCCGATTTCGAACGCCTGGCCGACCAGCTCGCCGGCGGCCGGGCCAAATTCATTCTCTCGATCAATGACCACCCGTCGATCCGCGCCATTTTCGCCGCCTTCGAAGTGCGCGCGGTCGAAACGACTTGGTCGATCGGCACGCTGTCTGCTGGCGACACACGGCGGGGAGAGCTGTTGATCAGCAACTTCCCTCTGCCCGGTCGCGCTGCTTAGGGCGCTGCGCGCGCACCAGGCGCAAGGGTGGTGACCTGGCACAGACCTTGCGCCTCGGCCCCCTGCCGAGCCCCGGGGCGGCCTGCGCCGCCCCGTCTGCCGGTGCCTCCGGCAGTGTTTTTTCATCTTTCGGTGGCATCAGGTCGGGGGTGACGGGGATCAAATCCACGCATCGGGCGACGATGTCGCCCGATTCATCACATGGATCAGAATGATCCCCCGGTTTCTCCATTCCTCCCGGATTCGCGCTCCTGCCGATCGCGCGCATCGAGGAGCGCCGCGATTCGACCGAATTGCTCGCCGCGCAGGCGATCGCCGGCCCAGAAATCCTTGTGGAAATCCGTGGCGGCCAACTGGTCGAGCATGGCCTTCAGGTCGCGCTGCGCGGCCTCGCGCGCGTGGTCGGCGTCATCCGGCGCCGGGCTGTCGCCCAGCAGGCGGCGCGCCAGATCCTCGAACTCCTGAGGCAGCAGCAGCACATAGGCGTTGGTGATCTGTTCCACCTGCGGCCCGGCCTCTCCCTTGTTTTCGGTCGGCCGCGATCGGCGTATCCATTGCAGAAATCCGTGCTGTCGCAATCGCACCAGCGCCTCGTGGATCGCTGAGTACGAATGGCCGACCATGCCTGCGATCGTCGCGATCGCGGGCTCAAGGCGTCCGGTGGCGTAATCGACGATTTCGTACAGCGCCTCCAGGACCTGCACGCCGACTGCACCGAGCGCGCCGTTGCGGGCACCTGGCTGATCCTTTTGCCGTGCCGCGCGCGTGCGCAGCTCGAACGACTTGGCCATCTTGATCGAGATCGCCGCATAGCGCTTGCCCGCACGCCGCGTGCCGCGCGCCCGGCCGACGCCGATCGGCCGCCACAGCCGGTCCTCCAGTTGCCCCTCGGTATAGCTGTTGCGCCATACCGGTTGGCCGCCGCGAAACTCCTTCGACGGCTTCAGGCCTGCGGCGATCTCGCCGAATGACCGCGGTGCGCCGCCCCGCTGCGGCAGTCCCGGGACTGCGGGGGCCGTCATGCGAAGACCCCCGTAACAGTCAGCGCCTGGGTAAATCCAGCAACGAGGCGGCGGGTGCCACGCCCTCCATCAACAGGTCGGCCCAGGCCTGCGCCAGTTCGCGCCGACGCGGCATATAGGCGGCGCGGTTGTACCGCGATTCGACCCCTTCGGGCTCGTGCGCCAGCATCAGATCGATGATCGCACGATCGCCAGGCCGATCCTCGGCGATGGCGCGTTCGTTCATGATGGTCGAAAACGTCGCGCGCCACCCGTGCGGGACATGCCGGCCGGCGATGCCCGGCATCCGGCGATAGGCCGCGTTCAGCGCATTGTCGGTAATCGGCCGACGCGAATGGCGCGCCGACGGGAACAGATAGTTGCGCCCGCGCGAAAGCGCCGCCGCGACCTGGACCACCTGGACCGCCTGGCGCGACAGCGGGACAAGGAACTCGAATTCCTCTTGTTCCGACTTCGCCTTCGACAGCTTCATCTTGGCTGCAGGAATGCGCCACACAGGGTCGCTGCCCTCCAGCCCCTCGAACTCGCCGATCTGGGCGATCCGGATCACGCCGGGTCGTACCGCTGTCAGCGCCAGCAGCCGCGATGCAAGCCTGGTGGTCGGGTGACCTGGCTCCGCCTCGAACGCTGTCAAGAATGCGCGCGCGTCGGCCAGCTTCAGCAGCGCGGGCTGCTTGCCCTTCACCACAGGCCGCAGCGCCGCACTCACCCGCGCCGCCGGATCGACCTCGACCAAATCGTTCGCGATGGCATAGCCAAACACCGCGGAGATCCGCTGCCGGATCCTGTGCGCCGTCTCGATTGCCCCGCGCTGCTGCACCGCGTCGAGCAAATCGCGGATCGCCGCCGGCTTGATCTCGCCGATATCCATCGCGCCGATCACCGGAAACACTTCGGCCGTCAGGCTGGTCAGCACGTCGTGTGCATGCCGCACCTTCCAGAGCGGCGCCTGGTGCGCGTGCCAGCGCTTCGCCACTGTCTCGAACGAGCGCCACGGATCCGCCGATCCATTGCGCCGCGTTGCCCGCCGCCGAAACTCGGCCCCCGGGTCGTGCCCGTCGCGCAAATCCTTGCGCGCATCGAGGCGCATGTCGCGCGCCATGCGCAGCGACACATCGGGGTAGGGGCCGAATACAATCCGCTGCTCTTTGCCGCCAAACCGATATTTCAGCCGCCAGCTTTTGAATCCGGTCGGCGTGACATAGAGATACAGCCCGCGCTCGTCGGCGAGCTTGTACGGCTTCGCCGCCGGCTTCGCCGCGCGGCATTGTTGATCGGTCAGCGCCAAGTGCCCCCACTTTCCCGACACGATGCCCCAAAAGTGCCCCCGCGACCGGCAAGCACTCCTGAGAACAACTGGTAACGTATGAGAAAGCTAAATGGCGGATTTCTGCGGATTGTCCAGCCAGATAAGCACATTTGAGAACACCCAGGAACTTGCCTTGGCGGACAGGGTGGGATTCGAACCCACGGTGAGCTTGCACCCACGGCGGTTTTCAAGACCGCTGCCTTAAACCACTCGGCCACCTGTCCGTTTGCAGGCCGCCGTCGATAGCCGCGCGGGCGATGAAGGCAAGGTCTTTTTCCATCGCGATAGGCCGACCGGGGCACAATGGGGATTCCCAGCCGCGATGCGCTGTGCGACAAGTCGGCGGATGAGCGGAATATTGAAAACGCTGGGGCTGGCGATGGCGATGGTGTCGGGCACGACGTCGGCGGGCGCGCAGGCGGTCGTTCAGCCGGGGCTGACCGCGCCGGACGGCCAGGCGGGGTTTGCCGCCTTTCTGCAAGTGCTGGCGGCGCGCGCGCGGGCCGAAGGGGTGCGCGAGGCGACCATCCATGCGGTGATCGACACGCTGACCTATGATCCCGACGTGGTGTGGCACGATCGCAGTCAACCGGGCGTTTCGACCACCGTGACGCCGCGTTTCGAACCCTATCGCCGCACCCATGTCGATACCGGGCGGATCGCGCGCGGGCGGGCGATCTATAGTGCGTCGCTGCCGTTGATCGAGCAGATCGAGGGCCGCTATGGCGTGCCGGGGCCGATCGTGTTGGCAATCTGGGGCCATGAAACCAATTATGGCAGCTATACCGGCACCTATGATCTGCCGCGATCGATCGCCACGCTTGCCTATGAAGGGCGGCGGCGCACGCTGTTTGCCGATGAATTCATCGCCTTGCTGAAAATGATCGATCGCGGCGTGCCGCGATCGCGGTTGCGCGGCAGTTGGGCCGGGGCGTTCGGCAATCCGCAATTCCTGCCCAGCGTCTATTTGCGTGTGGCACAGGATGCCGACGGCGACGGACTGGCCGATATCTGGACCGACCGCGCGGACACGCTAGCCTCGATCGCCAATTATTTTCGCGACGCCGGCTGGCGGCGCGGCGAACCGTGGGGCGTGTCGGTAACAGTGCCTGCCGGTTTCGACCGGGCCGCGCTGGCCACGCGGCTGGTCTCGCCGCGCTGCCCGCAAGTGTTTGCCCGCCATTCGCGCTGGCGCACGATGGCCGAATGGCGCGCCGCCGGGATCGTGCCGAGCCGGGGCACCTGGCCCGGTGATCGCGTGCAGGCCACGTTGTTCGAACCCGATGGTCCCGGCCACGGCGCCTGGCTGCTAACCGGAAATTATCGAGTCATCCTCGATTACAACTGTTCGAACTTCTATGCTCTTTCGGTAGGATTGCTCGCCGATGAAATCAGTCATTAG